AAGAAAAAACACTGATGTTATAGTTATAAATTATAATCAGTTAGACATTATGGAAATTGAGTATATAGAACAAATGAAAACTTTCGCTAAGAGTTTTAATGAAAAATATTTTAATAAAGGATTATAATGGATTGGGGTTCTATTTTAAGTATTTTAGGTGCTGCTATTTCAGGTGGGGGTATCTATAAAATTATAGACATAGTATTAAACAGAAAAAAAGCAGCTATTGAGGTCAATTCTTCTCAAGCTGATTGTTTTAAAAAAGAATTAGAAAACACTTTAACATTAGTACAATTTTGGCGTGATGCTTCTCAACAATTAGCAAGTGAAGTAAAAGAAGTAAATCAAATGATGGAAGCTCTTATTTTAGAGAGGGATAAACTAAGATTTAATCTTTCTATAGCTAAATCTATAATCCAAGAATCCACATGTGAAACTCTTGAAGATGTTAAAAATAAAATAGAAAAGTTATGAAAATAGTCAATGGACATGTTCATATATTTGATGAACACTGCGTAGCAGAAAAATACATAGGAAGTAAATTCCTTCAAAAAATAGTGAATACATATCCTGGACCAGTAATCAAAGCCTTAAAGTTCTTATCTATTACAGACAAAAAGAAACTCGCAAAATATGCAGCATTTATTAAAAATGAAAATAAAACAATGTTGCAAAATCTAAAGGAATTAAAAAGCCATTACCCTTTTGGTACAAAATTCTCAGTTCTGACTATAAATATGGAAGGTATGGGGGCAGGTAAAGTTAAAAAATCTTATAGACAACAACTTAAAGAAGTTATAGGAATTAAACAGGCTTCTGAACCTATTTTAGTTTTTTACCACGCTGTACCTGAAATGGAATATTGTAATTCTCTTTTAGAGGAATATATAAAAAAAGTACAGGGAGTTAAAATATACCCACTTATGGGGCATTTCCCATATCACCCAACTTTAATGGAAACCTATCAATATTGCAGTAGTTATTCTTTACCTGTAATATCTCATTGTGCTTCTATAAATCCTACACATCAGAGAGATAAAAAGTATGTTAAAAAGGCTTTAATAACAAGTAGATTTCCTTTAATACCAGATTCAGATAAATCTTTAGAGGAAATGTGTTCAAATTTTTCACACCCTGTTCATTTAGCTTTTGCTGCCAGAGAATTTCCAACAGTAAATTTTTGTGCTGCACATATGGGTGGCGATGTTGAATTAGAGAAATTCATTAATAGAGGTGAAATTGATTACCTTATAGGTAAAAAGAAAAAAGAAGGTAAAATATATGATTTTTCTTGGACATATTGGGTATTAAAATATTGTTTACTTTTACCAAATTTTTACACAGATATATCATACACTTTCTATTCAGATAAATATCAAAAATTTTTAAAACTTCTTCTTATGCACCCTGAACTTAAAAAGAAAATTCTTTTTGGTACAGATTACTATATGAATAAAATAGAAACATTAGAAGAAGATACCTATTATAGAAACCTTATATACACTATTGGCAGAGACCATTTTAATCAAATAGCCTCTATAAATCAAGAACATTTTTATAAATATAAAATATAAGCTTATGCTTAAAGTAGAATTAATTGAATATCTTCAAAAGAATGGTGGAACAAAAAGTGCTGAACATTCTTGGGAAGATGTCGCAGAATTGTTTTCTTTAGAGGTTGCTAACAAAGAATCTAAAAATGCAAAACAAGTTAATGATTATATTCGTGGACATTGTAGAAGCGTTTATAGTACCTATCTAAAACAAATTGATAAACTTGAATTAGTAAAACAAACTTATCTTAAAGGTAAAAAACATAGCGAAACTTTTAGAAAAACTCCTGTTGAAGCTGAAGGTATTAATGAAGAAGACTTTGAAGTAAAAAGATTTACAAAATATACAGGTGGTGGTGCTTGGGTTAAATATGAAAAGAAAGAAACACTTTTCAATGAAGACCATTTAACAAAACTTGCTGAAATGTTAAATTTGACCACTGTCATAAACCAAATCCCTCTCCTCCCTTTTAACGACAAAACTTTATGTGTATACCTTGCAGATGAACACATAGGTGCTTTAACTAAAGAGCAATCAATATACACAAATAAATATACTAAAGAAGAAATAGAGAATAGAATTGTGCGAAGATTAATGCAAATAATCATATCAATTCATGCGTCAAATACAGGAATAAAAAATATATGTATTTTTTCTCTTGGAGATTGTTTGGACGGGTATAATCAAAAAACTACAAGAGGTAATTTAGGTGGTAGTTCTCACACTTTACCTCAACAATATAATAATAGAGAGCAGCATGACATATTTGTAGAGGTACATAAGAAACTTTTTGACACATTATTTAGCTATAAAATTTTTACTAATATTTCATATATTGCCAATTGTAATTCTAATCATGGTGGAGATTATGAATATGCTGCTATAAGAACCTTGCAGATGTATCTAAATCTTAAATACCCACAAATAAAAACCTATGTAACTTGTAAGCCTATAGACCATATTATAATTGGTAATCAGTGTATTATTTTTGGGCATGGTAAAGATGATACTGATATGATTAAAGGTTTTCCTTTAAATTTAGACCCTAAAACAGAAAACTTCATAAATGACTATATACGTATAAATAGTCTTTATAATTATAACATTTCTGTAGTAACTGCTGATTTACATCAAGCTTCTGAAAATTATGGTAAAAACTTTAGATATAGAAAGGTGTTATCTCAATATGGAAGTTCAGCATGGGCACATAGTAATTTTGGTTCTGGAGCACCTGGTATAAGTTTAGACTTATTTTTAGATGAGTTAAATATTATTCAAAAATTTGATTGTTTTTATCAGAATACAGATACAAGTAATACAGGTATTATTTTATAGGTAAAGTACTGTATTTTTAATATTTTTGTTGTATCTTTGTTTTATGGAAAAAATAAAACAAGATATATTACTGTTCTTTAAGGATTTAACTTTTGATAAAGAATCCCACAGTTATACAGCTAATGGTCAGAAATTAACATATTCTGTTTCAGATTTGATTAAAAAACTAACAGTGCCATTTGATGCTCAAGCTGTTAGTGCTGCTATGGCAAGAAACTCCGATTTATCTCAAGATGAAATTTTACAATCCTGGAAAACAAAAGGAGACCTTGCTTGTAGGAAAGGTAATGAAGCTCACCTATTTGGAGAGCTTTATCCTTTTAATAGACACATAAAACCAAGAACTCCTCAAGAACATGCTATAGTTAAATTTTGGAATGATATGCCAGAATTTATAGTACCTGTTATTATGGAATTACAAATGTACCATAAGAAATATCTGTTTGCTGGTACTTCAGACATATTATTATATAATACTCAAACAAAAGCTTTTATTTTAGGTGATTATAAATCAAATGCAGATTTGTTTAAAAACTATAAATGTAAAAAACTTTTAAGTCCTTTTAATTTTTTATTAGATAACCCTTTTAATAAGTATCAAATTCAATTATCTTTGTATCAAATATTATTAGAACAATTAAATTTAAAAATAGAAAGAAGAAGAATTGTTTGGTTAAAAGATGATGGAAATTATCTTATGTATGACACACAAGACTTTACAAAAGAATTATTAAATATTTTACCAGAATTATGTTAATAGAGGAAATAATACAACGGGTTCAATCATTATACTCAAAAGGTGTTGAGTCAGATGATAGTAGACTTACAGCAAGACATATTTATAATAAAATGGTTTCTGTTAGAAGTAAACTTATTTCTCAACAAGCTAATAAGAAACAGAAGATAAATCAATGGAATTATCAAACTATTTCTTGCATAGAGATGATAAGAGTAGAGAAGCATGATTGTCCTTGTTTACCTCCTATTGGGTGTCATATGTGGAGAACTAAATATAAGTTACCAAAACCTCTTGCAAATTTGAATAATCATCTCATTCAATCTGTTACTTCTATAGAGGGTGGTATGATTTTTTCTGAAGTTCTCTGGCATCAAGTTAAATACTTATCTGGTAATAAGTACACAAATTCTAAAAGTGTATATTTTATACAAAATGAATATTTATATATTGCTTCTAAAGTTTCTCCAAAAGTTATAGCTGTTACTGCTTTATTTCAAGAACCTTTAGATGCTATTAATTATCAGACTTTATGTAAAGAACAATGTGTTGATTGTCAAGAATGTATTGACATCTTCACTCAAGAATTTCCTATAGATGCAGATTTGATAGAACCTTTAATACAAGAATGTGTACAAGAATTAGTAGTAATGTTCTCTCAAATACCAGAGGATAAACGTAATACAAGTTCAGATGACAAAGAAGGACAGAACAACAGGAAGTAACAATTATTGGAGATTTTATCGAAAAATTTTCAAAAATGATGTTACAGAGGTAGATTATAGAGTTATACTAAATGCGTATTTTGATTTTATAATTCAAAAAGTTCTTGAAGGGCATACAGTAACATTACCTGCAAGGATGGGGAAATTAGTTGTAAAGAGTTGGAAACAAAAGAAATTTATATTTGATGAAGATAAAAAAAAATTTTTAAATAAGAGAATATCATGGGCAAGAACCAGAACTTATTGGAGAGAAAACCCTGAAGCTGCTGAAAAAAAGGTTCTTCTATACTGCTCTAATTATGAAACAAATGATACTGTATCTAAAATAATCTGGGAAAAAGATAAAATACTTGAAAAAGAAAAAATTTTCTTTTATTTATCCCCAGCAAGGAGTTTTAAACTTGCTCTGCAAAAAAAAATATTAAAAGGACAAGAATATGAATCAAGGTTTTGTTAGTGTAGATAGAATAATATCAAAACTACATAGAGAAATAAAGGGGCTTGAAGCTTCTGAAATGGATTTGGTAGAATGGATTGGAGAGGCTTTAGAATTTTTAAAAGCCCCTAACCTTAATGAGCAATGTGTAGATTTTATTAAAGTTGAAAACTTTGAATGTAGTTTACCTATTGGATTACAATCTATACTACAGGTAGCAAAAAATAATGTGTACACAGAGACAGGTTTTATTTGTCCCTGTAATAACTCTTTACAAGAAAGTGGTTGTGAATGCCAAGATTATTGGAATATGAAATTAGAGTATGCTAATTGGGTGTCAAGTTCTTTTTTTACAGATTATTTTACTCCTGTTAGGTTATCACAAAACAGTTTTTTTAATTCTATAGTTTGTAAAGAGAAGAGAGATATCCCCTACCAATCTTGTAGAGATGAATATACTATTGTGGGAACAACTGAAAGAAGATTGCGTTTTTCTTTTCAAGAAGGTGAAATAGCTTTATCATATACAAGAATTGCGATAGATGAAGAAACAGGATATCCTTTAGTACCTGATAATATATTTTATACTACAGCAATTTCTTATTATATACGATGGAAAATATCTGAGAACTTACAATGGAATGGGAGAGAAGGCTTTACTTCTTTAGCACAAGATTATGAAAGAAAATGGTTAAAATACTGTAAACAAGCTAAGAACTATCAAAAAATGCCTAAGACTATTGATGATTATCAAGACCTTTTAGAACAATCTCATTATCTTATACCAAGACTAAATAGATATTATGGGTTTTTTGGAAACTTAAATACCCAAGAAATAAGAGTATTTAATAAACCTGAAAATAGAAGAATATAATGGAAGAACAAAATAAAGTAACCCAACCCTATAAAGGAATGGTGCAAGATGCTTCACCATTACATCAACCTGAAGGTACATACTCTTTTGCTTTAAACGCTGTTAAAGATTCTGACAATAATCAAAATGTTATTGCTAATGAAGAGGGTTTTGAAAGGAGTAAGATGTCTACCCCTTTCAACTCTGTTTGTTTAGGTCAATGCTATGTTGGTAATGGTGATATTTTTGCTATCAATCTTATAGATGATACTCCTGACAGAATTGAATTAGTGTTATATACAAAAGGTGAAGAGGTTCTTTTGCATAATCAAGTAAATACTTTAAATTTACAGGCTTCACACCCATTAGATATGACTTTTAGATTAAGAAAAGGTAATCAAAGAATCGTATATTTTACTGATGGAATCAATCCTCCAAGATATATTAATATTGATAATGTTGATTATTTTCAAACTATGCCTGGTCCTTATCCTATAGACCCTGATAAAATTAGACTTATAAAAACTACAAGTGTTTACCCAACCTTTTCTTCTATAAAAGTTTTGAGTAATGGGCAGTTATTGGCTGGTTCATATAATATTGGTATTTCGTTTTTAGATGAAGATTTAAACTCCACTAAAGTTATCAGTGTTTCAAATGTTATTAATATTTACCATGATAAGTATAGTAAGGACTTTAAAGATATAAATGGTTCAACAAATTTACAAAGTCCTTTTACTCAGTACAGTAATACAAATAAAAGTATAAAAGTTACTATGAGTAATTTAGATGATAATTTTATTTATTACAGATTGTATCTTATAGAAGCAAGTAATGGTAATGGTATTATAAATAATGTATGCTATACAGAGCCTATACCTATAAAAACAACTACATTTGAATTGACAGGACTTAATACACCTTTTAAAACCACAATAGAACAAATAAATGAAGAGCCTACTATTATAGCAACAGCTAAACATATAGAACAGCTTGAGAATCGTTTAATATTAGCTAATACTACAGAACCTTCTTATGACCTTATAGGGTTACAAAAATATGCTTCTAAGATAAGTTCTATACAAACAACTAAGACAATTAAGTTAAATGATATAACTGCAACAGACAATCCTAAAAGACAGACTATTGATTTAGAATCTATAGGTTATATGCCTGGAGAAATTTATGCCTTTGATATATGTTATGTTTTTAAAGATGGTTTTGTTTCTCCAGCATACCATATACCAGGAAAACCTGATAATGATGATAATGCTGATAATTGGATGCGTACAGGAGCTCAATCTGCTTTTGGTAATGAATTAACTGATGTTAAGTATGATGCTATACCTGGAGTAACAGATTTTTGGGGAAAAGATTATAAGGGTAATTCTTTACAAGGAACACCTGTAAGACATCATAGATTTCCTTTCAGACATGATGGTAATGGTAATGTTAGAAATTTTGTTGTTAAAAAGTTAAAAAGTGTTTCCTCAAGCAATATGCTAACTATTACTGGAGATGTAACTTTAGGTAGTTCTCAAATAACAAATATATCTCTTGCAGACGCAACTGCAATGAAAAATAAAAAAGGTGTTTGGGCAATAGTGGGTGATACGTATTTTAAAGAAGGTAATTTTTTCTATAATGTTCAAATGTTTTTAGATGGTGATGCAAGTAATGTTTATATTTCAGATACTCAAGGAGCAAAATCTACAGCATCAGGTGTATCATTAACTTTCTATTTTTATGCTTTTGATGAAGAATTAGAAGGAGAACCATTGTTTGACTACGAAGCTGATATTTATGGTATAGAGTTTTCTAATATAGAATTACCTACAAATTGTATAGGTTATTATATCTGTAGAAAAGAAAGAACAGATAAAGATAAAACTATATTAGATACTTCTGTTTTGCACCCTTTAATGAAAGATGATAACTATTCAGCTTTTGCTCAATTCTTTCCTAAAGGTACTACAAATGAAACTTTATGGTATGCTTTCACAAATCCTGAATTTAAGTTTCGTGAAAAAGAATATGAAGCTTCTGGTATCCAAATTATAGGGTATCTTGATAGATTAATATATTTACAGCAAGGTGTTGTTTCTGCTCAAGATGTTTATCCTGGAACTACATATAATGCAGCTCTTGCTAAAAGGAGAGAAGGTAAAGATGAAGATGGATTTTCGTTAAAAGTTGGTAATCGTTATAATATTTGCAATTATGAACCAAACACTTTAGCAGGTTCTTACTATCAAACTATTGACAAAATATATTATCTAAATAGTGCTTCATCCTTAACTGTAGATGATAAAAATATTTATAATGTATCTTCAGATAATAGAATAGGTATTTTAAAGTTAGATGCAGTAATACCTGCCTTAGCTTCAGGTGATTACTTACCTTTTGTACTATTAACTAAAGTACTAAGCAATCCTTATGGAGATTTTAAAACACAACCTTCTTATAAAGAACATACTAATATTGCTACAGGAAGCAGTATAACTTTATATCATGGAGATTCTTTTATATCCCCTATGAATGTTATCAACACTTATTTTTATGATATTGCTTTTCAAACTTATGATAGGAAAACAGGGCTTTTTAGAATAATACTTGGTATAAATCTTATGATATCAGGTGTTGCTAGTTCTGTTATTGGTGCAATGTACATTCAACCTCAAGTATTTACACTTGGTGTACAACAAATTAATTGGGGTCTTTCTGCTCTAAAGTCTGGCATAGATGCTAAAAAAGCTAATGAGATTTATGAAGCTGAGTATAAAAAAAGTTTAGGTACAGTTATAAAAGATACTGTAAGTTCTTCTCAATTATCTCCAACACCAACGGATGATGAGATACAATATTTTTCTGATGTGCTAAGCAATACTTATTTTGAAAGTTCTGTCAATATGAATATCAGAGTTAAACCTACTTATGGTCCTGATGTATTTTTACCAGCACCTTTTGTTTTTAACCCTTCTGTTATTGGAAATTATTTACTAAACAAACTTACTGTTAGAGATACTGAAAATCAGAATGGTGTTTTATATCAAGGGTTTTGTACTGCTGAGTTCTATGAAATTAATAAAGACTACTTTAGAACAAATAAAGAAAAGATATTTTTTCCTTTACCTTTAGAGTATATTCTCAATAATGGTCAATTTAGAAGTTTTCCGCATAGAGTATATTATTCTGAACAAAGCTTTCAAGAAGAGCTTACAGATAATTTTAAGGTGTTTTTACCTAATAACTATAGAGATATAGAGGGTGAAACAGGAGAAATAACAGACCTCTTTAAAATACAAAATAACTTGTTTATTCATACTGAAGAAGCTTTATGGTCTTTACCACAAAATCTTCAAGAAAGAGTTACAGGGGATTTTTTAACATTTCTTGGTACAGGTGAATATTTTAGTGTACCACCAAGACGTATAATAGATGCAGAGAATGGTATTTCAGCAGGATGTATTCAAAAGTGGGCTACACTAAAAACTCCTTATGGGGTATTCTTTGTGTGTGAAAAACAAAATCAAATATATAATTTCAATGGTCAGCAATTAAAAAGTATTAGTGATGTTGGAATGAAATCATTCTTTAACAATAATATGCAGTTTGATTTTCCTGAAAGTTTTTATAATCAAACAGGTAATCGTTTAGACTATATTAATAATCCTTTTAATGCTTATGGTTTTGGTTATATTTCTGTTTATGATTCTAAAAATGAAAGAATTATAATTACAAAAAGAGATTTTAGTATTGAAGATACATTTAATGATGATGACCAACTTGTAGCTTTTGCCGATAAACTTTTTCTTTTTGAAAATTATGCTTTAACTATAGATAATTATATAGATAATGGTTATACTTTTAAAGGTATGATTAATAATGAATTATTATTTGAAAAGAATGGTGTTATTACTAAAGAATACTCAGCACAATATATACCTACTGTAGAAATACAAAAAGGATGGACATTATCTTACAATATAAAAACAAATACATGGATTTCTTTTCATAGTTATATTCCACAAAGATACTATAAAACTCTTACAGATATTTACTCTAAAACTGTAGGGAATCGGTATCTATGGAAACATAATACTTTAGGGCTTTATAATAATTATTATGGTGTATTAAAACCTTTTATTGTAGAGATTGTTTCTAATCAAAATCCTTTACAAACAAAAGTATTTGATTACATAAAATTCTTAACTAAAGCTGAAATATATGATAGTATAACAAAACAATTTAGAGAAGATAGATATACTACATTTAATAAGGCTATACTTTACAATGCAAGACAAAGTACAGGTTTAGTAGAGCTTTCTGCTAAAAGTGTAACATCTGCTGATTACCTTATGGAGCAAATTGTAAATTCCCCAAATGAAGTCTTATTAAGTAGAAGTGAAAAAGATTGGACTTTAAATAATTTTAGAGATTATGTTATATCACAAAGTGAACCTTTATTCAGTTCAGATTATTCTGATAGACAAGATGATTATTTTATAGATAAAGTTATTAATACAAATATTATAGATGAGCAAAAAAGTTGGGAACAACTTGAATCTTTTCGTGATAAATACTTGATTATACGTTTTATTTTTGATACCTTTGACAATATTAAATTATTGTTTAATTTTTCATCTGAATCTGATAGGGTATCACAGAGATAAATTTAAAAGTTAAAAACTGTTAATATGAAAATTAAAAGAAAAAAATGTGCTACAGGTACTCCTATTAAAGGGTTGGTACAAAATCCCTCAGAGGTTTTAGCTCAAAATAATTTAAATTTAGATAAAGCTATGGCTGAAGCACAGACAAGTCCCTTTAGTCAGTTTATGTCTTATATGATTGCTGCTTCTCCTATTATAGGTCAAGAGTTTACTCAAAATGTTTTACCATTAATAAAAAAGATGGCTTTTGGTGGAGAGGTAGAGCAAGTACCTGTTGAGGTTGAAGGGGAAGAAGTTGCTCAAACTCCTGATGGTTCAGTTATTGAATTTAATGGTCCTTCACATGAAGAGGGTGGTATACCTACAAGTTTACCTGAAGAAACTAAAATATACTCTAAAAGAATTAAAAAGTTTGGTGATACTATGGCTGAGAGAGCTAAGAAAAGAGCTAAGAAAGAAGCAAGTCTTGAAAGTAAATTAGCTAAAAATCCTGGTGATATTTTAATAGCTCAAACTCTTGATAGAATAAAAGCTATTAATAAAAAAGCTGAAGAACAGGATTTAGCTCTTCAAGAAGCTTTTAATAATTTATTTAATCCTCAAGAACAAACTGCTGCTTATGGTACAGGTAAAAAAGGATTAAGAAAATATTTTACAGGTACAAATAGTATGGGTGTCTTAAAACCTAAAGATGAAGATTATACAGAAATGTATTTAGATAAATCTTTAATACCTCAATCTAAAGACCCTTACAATATTCTAAATGTAGTAAATCCTGTAAGCACTCTAGCAACATACAATAGAACTATTATTCCTGATAGAGAAGATACAGGTACAGAGATAGTTGGGGCTAAAACAAGTTCTCCTGTATCTTTTGAAAAGAAAGATGGTTTAGATACTATGGGAAGTACTAGTGTTTTTGAAGAAGGTCTGGCAAAAATGTCAAAACCTAAGGTAGAATATACTCCTGGTATTACTCCTGGAGATGTTGTAGGCTTAACAGGTCAAGCAATATCTATAATAGCTCCTTATATGAATACCCTTAAAAACAGAGCTTCTGATAGACTTAATGAGAATTTCATGCAAGGAGTTGGAGAAGAGGCTTTAAAAACGTATGAGGATTCTGTAGTAGCTTTAAAACAAAACAGAGATAAAGCTTTACAAGATTTAGAATTGATGCGTAATACAATGGCTCAAAGAGCAAGAAGTTCTGCAAGAGGTATTAACACTTTAAGAGCTTTAGATTTGTTTTCTCAACAAGAATTAAATAAAAAACAAAATGAAATAAATATGGCTTATGCTAATCAACTTATGGAAGTTATGATGGGCAAAGCAGGTATGCAATTACAAACAGACCAATTACAAAGAGCTGGGGCTCGAAGTGCTGATATTATGAATAGACGAGACCAAGACGCATTTAATCAAAACTTAGGTAAAGATAAGGCTAATATAGGTTTTGGTCTACAGAATATTGGAAAATCTATGAATCAGTTGTATGCTAATAAAGAACTTGAGAAACAAATAGATATTTGGAAAGCTCAAGGTAAAACACAGCAAGAGATACAATCTTTAATTGATTTATTTTTATTACAAAAAATAGGGGGTATAGTACAACCTACATCAAATCAACCAACCTAAATAATAATTATCTATGGGAGCATATTATAATACAGCAGAAGGGAAATTTATTGATTTTATTTATAAACCTGATAGGGAGATGATGCTTGAGTTAGCTAAACAAGAAGTTGTTACTCAAGGGTTAAAAAATAAATTAGTTACTTTAGGAGACCAATTTAATGATGTAAAATTAGATATTTTTGAAGAATATGAAGAAGAGGCTAACAAGATTATGAAACCTTTAGGGGAGAATATTAATACGCTTATTTCTCAAGTTGTTAAAGACCCTGAAAATGTTAATTTAAATTCTCAATTAAAATCAGCTATAAAAGAAGTAACAAAACAATTGCAGTCTGGAGATTTGTCTAAAATGCAAAATCACTATGCAACATGGAAATCTCAAAATAAGATGTATGAAGATATGCTTTCTAAAGCTAAAGATGAAGATGAAAGAACAGGTATAAAAAATCAACAAAATATTTATAATGCTTGGGTAAAAGAACAGGTGTCTAAAGGCTATGACCCTAATTTTAAAATACCTGGTGGAGCTGTTTATGTTAATGCTCAGAAAATTTTAAAAGAAACTGTTAATACTGAAGGTTTAAAACATATAATAACAAGACCTGGTATTCAAACAGGTATAAATTATTACGACCCTAAAACAGGGAGAGAAGGTAAATTTGACCCTAATACTATGGAAGTTGATATGGAAAGACGTATTGTTAAAGATAAAAATACAGGTCAAGTTTATGGTGCTGCTATTAGTTTTGACCCAAGTATTAAATATTTAACAGAAACAGAATTTCAAACTTATGAACATACTTTAGAAGGGTACTATCAAAATACTATACATCAAGTTGCTTTAGCTAATCTTTTAAACAATGATGCGTTTCTTTCTATGGAAAGACAAAAATATAGATTAGGTGGTGCTGGGTCTGTTAATGAAAAAGGTGAAAAAGAAACTGAGCAGCAATACATTTACAGAAAGGCTAATGACCAAGCACGTATTTATGCTTCTCAATATGCACAGACTACTAAAGATGAAGTTACAGCAGAGGTAAAAACTAATTCTGGTGCTTTAGAAAATTTGAAACACAGAAATGCTAAAGCTCTTAAAAAATATGAAAAAGATTTAGAAAAAGTTGACCATGTAATAAATATTACATCACAAACTACAAGAAGATATACTCCTCAAGAAGCTACAAAACTTTTTGAAGAGTATAAATCATATGCTGGCAGAACTAATTTAACACCTGCTGAACAAGCACGTTTTAACAATCTCCAAAGTCAATTTGGACAAGCTTTTACAGAAGAGTATCTTGATAAAATCATGAAAGTTTCTGGTGTCTTTACAAATGAAGATATGGGTAAATCTAGAGAAGAAAAGATTAAAATGGTTTTAGAATTACCTGCAAAAATAAAAGAAGCTAAAATTAAAAAAGCAAAATACAATTTAAGTCCTATAGGACTGGCAAATAATATTGCAGGAGCACTTACTTATCCTTTAAGTGGTGCATTGGCTGAAATTGTTCCTGGTATGGGGTATAAAGACCCTTATTTGGAAGTAGAGGATAAATTAAAAAGAGCTAATGTATACTCACCTATAGAACAGGCTGCTAATAATGTTGTTTATACTGAAAATGCTTTTCCATTATTAAGTAATGATGCGGATGTTAAAGGTGTTACACCACAAAAACTTTTAAACCAACATCTTTCATATCTTACAACTCAAGGGGCTACTGTAGTAAAAGGTGTTTATAGTCCTTATGATATGTATGGAAATATAAGAACTCAAGATGATTCTGGAAGAGATGACCAATTACCACCAAATACAGGAGTAACATATTTATCATATTTAAAATCAATAGACCCTGAAGCTAAGATTGTAGATTGGGGAAGTGCTGTTGCTGCTGGTCATGCTACAGTAGAATACTTAACATATGGTGATATAAGTACTGTAATAGTAACACCATTAACTGTTCCTGAAGGAAGTTCTTTGGAAAAAGGTAAACCTTTTACCATGATATATAAAGATGTGTATAATGGTCCAAATAGTTTACAAGATTTAATGGTTAAAAATTATGGTAAAAATTCAAGAGTTGCAGAAATGGCAAGAAATGCTGATAATCGTTACAGATTAATCACAAATAAATTGCAAGAAATTGAAGCTACTTTATCTAATCCAAAAACAGCAAATGAAGAGATTTTCTTTAAAGCAAGTTATCTTGATGACCCATCATATCAATCAAAAAATTTAAAGATTAAAAAACCTATTGATGTACGACATAGTGTACAAATAAAAGATGGTGATATTATATACAAACTTTATGATGGAGATACTTATATAGAAGGCTCAGAAAAAAAATATGAAAGTTTTGGAGAATTAAAAGAATACTTAGCTGGTAAATATGTTCGATAATGGGAGAAGAAGAATATGATAAAATATTTGAAGCTGAAAAAGCTTATAGAAACACTGTAAAAAATATGGGTAATCCTAATGAGACTAACCCTATGGATGTTATATTTCAAGCTGAACAAGCAAGAAAGCAGGAAAAGTATGCAAACTATACCCCTGAATCTTTTAGTATTATAGAGGGTTCAGCTACAACAAGAGGTATGTATGTTAAAGGGGCTTCTGAAATGTTCAGACTTCTTGATGATAACTGGATTCCTGTAAATGGTAATTCTACTGAAGATTATCAAAACTCTTTAGCAGCTAATCAACCTATGGGGGAATTTATAGGTAATTTATGGAGTAGAGTTGTTTCTAATTTTGGAGCTGGAATTATTAATTCTTTTGACTTTGATTTAGAGAATATGTGGAATTTAGCTAATGGTAGAGCTATTGAACACACTTCAGCTTTATTTGATTACAATAAAAAAATTAGAGAGGATGCTAAAATAGAAAACCCATTATATTATAACACCAATATGGAATTTGGTTCAAGAGATTACTTTGCTCAAATTCCTGATGCTTTAAGTTATTCTTTTGGTAATATGGTTGGTGATTTAGGTCAGCAAGCTGCTTTGTCCTTATTAACCGCTGCAACATTTGGTGCTTCATCTGGATTACAAGCAAGTGTATTAGCTACAAAGTTAGCTAAATACAGTACAGGTATTGCTTTTGGAGCTTTTAAAGGTTTACAAGAAACTAAAGATAATGCTTTAGAAACACGAGAAAATGTTTATAATGAGTATCGTAGTATGGGTGTTGAGCATGAAGAGGCTATGAAGTATGCTAATGAGGCTGCACACTTACATTTTAAAATGGAAGCTACTCCACTTATTGCTTTAAATGCTTTACAGTTTGGTATGATTAGAAGTACTTTACCTGGAATAGATAAAGTAAATATAGGTAGTTATTCTAATTCTGTAGAAGCTTTAGGTAAAACTTTAACTAAAGGTATTAAGAATACTAAATTATCAGGTCTTGCTGAAACAGGAATACAAATGGTTTCTGAAGGTTTTGAAGAGGGTATGCAAGCATATTTTGGAAAACTTGCAGAAGATGAGGTGATGCGTAGTTCAGGACATCGTGGTATGTTTGTAGACTTTAATCCTATGGACCAAGAAATGGGTATTGCTATTATTTCTGGTGCTTTAGGTGGTGGCTTGTTTCAAGGTGTTGGTAAGGTTGCAAGTTCTGTAAGTAAAAAATTTGCAGGTAATATTAATGCTAAGATGTATGATGATTTGGTTAATGGTACTATGGCAAGTATTATTAAATATAATACTGCTTTAAATAAAGCTGTTGCTGAGGGTAAAACTAAAGAAGCTGCCAATATTCGTCATAAACTTCAAAAACAAATGGTTTATGAAAACTTAGCTTGGGATAAAAAGCAAGGTGATGATAGAGCATTTAATACATATTTATCTTCTTTAACTGAAATTTATACTGCTTTAGAAAAGAATGATACAACGGTTTTAGAAAAATATGGTGTACAAAATACTCCAGATAATAAAGAGCATTTCAAAGATTTAATTGAAGATGCAACTTCTATTAAAGAAAAATTTGATAGAAACTATAAAAAATATGAAGACTTTGGTGTTGCATCTAATTTAACTGATGCTGAGTTTGAAATGGAGAAAGCTGTTCAGACTAAAAAGAAAATGACAAGTAATTTCAATACTGAATTAGAGTCTGAATATACAAGAATGAATGTTACCTCTCAAAAAGTTAAAGATTTTAATGCTAAGATGGGTGAGATAAGTTTCTTATCTTCTATTAAAAGAAATGAAGCTCAACAACAAAGATATGAACAACTTAATCAAGAACTTAATGAGTTGCAAGAAGAGAAATTCTCTCAAGAAGAAGTTGTTGAATTAGCTAATACAAAAGATGTTATAGAAGCTTATGCAGAATTGTTCCAAGCTTTAGACAATCAAGATAAAAGATTTGAATTTGGAAAAGAGAAAAAAGAAAAATTGGAAAGTTTTTCTGGAAGAAAAGAATATATAAAAAAGAGAAAAGAAAAAGAATTAGAAGAAAAAAGAAAAAAGGGAAATGTAAAAGACATTGAGACAGTGGTCAATTCCAAAGACACTGCTCCTGAAACTAAGGAGAAAGGTCAGGCTATTGTTGATAATATGAAAGCTGAGAATACAATAAAGGCTCAATCTCCTACAGTTGAAAGTACTGTTAATCCTCCTAAGTCTCAGGCTACTACTGTTTTAACAGATACAGAAGGGGCTACAATTAGTGATGAATTAGATGCTCTTTGGGAATCTTATAATGAAGAAAAGATAAATGAATTATTTGAATCTAATCCTGAATTAGCTAATGAGGTATATGAAGCTTTAGGGTTTGGTCAAGAAAATAATACAGAAGTTCAAAAAGCTGAAATAGAAAGAAGAAGACAAGAGGAACTAAAAGTTCCAGATGAAATAGTTTGGATGGAAGATGTGATTAATACTCTTGCAAAATATGAAGATAAATCATATAGAGGATGGGGAACAACTCAGGCGTATCCTGACCTTTCAACATTATTAAATGTTTTGCAAGACTCTAAAAATATACCAGAAGAAAAGAAGAGAAAACTTAGCCAAGACGGGCTTTCAGTAAAAAATAAAGGTAGATATGAATCTGAGATAAAACAAATCGATGATGCAGGAGCTAAGTTTTCACCTAAGACTTTAAAAGAACTTACAGAAGAACAAAAAGAAGTTCTTAAAGGTAGTGTGGAGAGAATGGTAAATACTATCACAGCCTCTAAAGGAAAAAGACCTACTTTTGGAGAGTTTATTAAAATACTGATTGACAATACTTCTAAAGAAAATATAGATGAAAAATTTGAAGCTTTAGCTAAAGGGTATGAACTTGCTTATGGATTAAAGTTAGAAGATAAAACAAATGCTTATATTAACCATATTCAAGGTCTTGAAGGTGCTATTGAAGCATTTGATAGTTTAGTTGGAGAAATGTTTGTAGAAGAGCAGAGTCAAGAAGCGGAGCAGAGTAGCACAAAAACTATTCCTCCTACTCCTACAAACCCAAACATTTCTATTGATAATTCTGTAAAGAAAAATGAAATATCTGAAGAAGGTGTTGTTGTAGAGGTTAAGGATAACAGAATAACAGATAGTACTCCTAAAGGAGCTTATCTATCTTTACCATATAGAATTATGGTAAATAAAGATGGTGAAACATTTTCTATTCAAAGGATTACTCTTGATGAGGCTCAATTAGAGGAGAGTCAAAGATTAAATATTAAATATGCTTTAGACCCTAACAACTTATTGCCTGGTACAGAACTATCTGTAAGAATACCTGATAATGTACAAAACTATTTAGTAACATTGTGGGATAATTATGAATTAGATGATGATGCTGTTACAACTAAAAAACAACCTGCTGGACCATTATCTAAAAGAATAATTACTTTTGGTGAATGGGAGAAATTACCTGGTAATCAAAAAATTATTAATGGTAAGTTAAATCTTAAATGGGTTGCTAAAGTACCTATGGTAGCTTCTACAAAAGGAAATGATGTTTTTTATATTCATGATAATGAATGGTATAATCCTAATAATATTTCAGATTTTAAGAATCCTGAAACAGGTATTCCTGATTATGAAAAACAAAGAGCAACTATAGAAACTGCGAGAAAAAACTTAAATGAGATACGTTTACAAGCTTTTCAAAATAATGGTGCTGTTATAAAAATAACAGAAAAAACTTGGGGTCAATATACACCTTTAGCTGATGCTAAAATAAAAGGAGTAATGCCTATAAGTGAAGTATTTAAAGGTAACACTGACCAGGTTATGGTTGGTACTATTATAAATGGTAATGTTGTTATTGTTAAAGATGGTAAGAAAATGCCTTTAACCTCAGCCTTTCCAGGAGCAACTATAAAAATGTCAATGGATTTTGGTAAAGGTACTGTTGTTGAAATACGTCAAGGTAGCACACCTAATACATTCCATGTGTTTCAAGCTCATAGAAATACTCTATCAAATGAATCTGTAAATAACATTTCTAATATATTAAAAGTTATTACAGGGCAATTGGGTGTAGAACAAAGAACTATAGAAAAGATAGAAGTTTTAACAGGTGTTAAAATAAAAAATAATCTTGGTAAGATTAACCATGAAGCTGTAAAAAATATTTTATCTAAATATATACGTATTGGAATTAATAAAGATACTGCCCCTGTTGGTACTCCTTATGTAGAATACTTTGTTCAAGGTGATTATATACGTTTTGGAAGACATGGTGGAGAGGTTAAAACATTAAATTTAAATAATCCTAATGTAACTAATCTTCAATCTTTTATAGAATTTTTAGGTTCAGGTGTTTCTGGTGATAGGGGCAATGCTAAAATATTTCAGAATTTCTCTTTAGAGAACTTTGGTAAAAATCAAAACAATATGATGTTTACTATAGATAATAATGGAAATTTAACTCCTACTATGTTTTATGAGGATTTCATAAAAACTCAATTAAAAACTAACATAGCTGCATATAATATTGGTACAGAGGAGAAACCTAATTATATTACTTTTACTCAACCAAGATTGAATTATACTTTTCAAGGGGTACAAACAAGTACTGTTAAACAGGAAGAGATGACAGCTCAAGAAGTTAAAGATGCTGAAACTGCAAATGGGATTGATACTTCTAAAAAAGAAATATTACCACCATCACCTGCTGAGGTTATTGTTGAGAATATTCAAAGTATAAAAGAAGAAGCAGAAAGACTTGGTGAACCTATTGATGATGATTTATTAGATGCTTTGATGGCTAAATATGAGCAGCAAAAAATGGCTGAAAAAGAAGCAGAGTTAGAAAAAGAACTTGCTCCCACTATGGCAATTATTGAACTTCTTAGCAAAAAAGGTTACTTAATTCCATGTTAATTTATATAAAATATATTATATTTGTAAATAAAAAATATTATTATGGCTTGTTTTCAAAAAATCTTATTACCTAATGGTGATGTTATAGAGTTCCAAAATGAAGCAGAGCTTCAACAATATGTAAAAGAGAACTATACATTATTAGAACAAATAGCTACTCAAGAATTATCTGAAGAATTAAATTATGGTGAATGGACACCAGAATTAGTTTCTGAAATGGTTATGTCAAGAATAGATATTGAAGGTCTTACTCCTGTAGAAGAATTTACTATTGTTAATTCTATCTTTATAGACCTCTCAAATATGTTAAAAAGTGGGGAACAGATTGATAAAGCATCTGCCTTAGCTAAAGCAAGACAAAATGTTCTTAATTTTTTATTTGAAAAAAGAAAACATAATATAGAACAATTAGAATCTTGGAAAGAAATTGAGACTGATGGTATTAAAAAAGAAAAACAAAAACGTCTTGAAGAAAATAAAAAGATAGATATTGTTATAAATAATATTAATACTTTAGTTGATAATGGTTTTGCAAGGCTTCAAAAGTATGTAAAGACAGCAGAAGTTTTTGAAGAAGATGAAATGCACCAAATTGAAAAAGCATATAATGCTTCTTCTTTAGAAGATAATGGTAAAAAACATGGGTCATACTTTTTAAAGAGATTCTATTCAGGTATTCAAGACAGATTACCTAATGGAGATTTAAAAACAGGATTCTTAGGTTTTCCTGTTTATATAGGTTTTGATAGGATTGAAGATTTAATGAAAACCTTATTAACTACACCTTTAGAAAGTGAGGCTAACTTTGCTGAGATGATTTCTATTTTAGAACAGAACAGTGAACAACAAACATGGCTGCCAGATTTTATTGATAAGTTAAAAAAAGCCGATGGGCAAATACAGAATGCTTTTGTATCTGAAAACAGAAAGCATAATTTATCATCTAAATTTGCTATGTTTCAAGAAAATAAAGATGGTACTTATTCTTTAAAGATATATGATACAAATTCTAATGAGATAAAAAGAGTTATAAGAAATGAATGGGTTGAAAACTCTTTAAACTTACATGAAGGTATAATTTATTGGAATAAGGCTACTTTAGATTATAAAATAAATGTTACTAAAGCAAAAACTTTATGGAATAAGTGGAAACATCTTGAAGCTAATAATTGGAAAAAACAGTATACTCCTTCTAAAGATGAAATAAAATTGTTTTTAAGAGAATTTGGTATTGATGTATCTGATGCTACTTTAGACCATTTTATCAAACAGCCTGGTTATGCTCTTGTGGGGGATAAATATGTTGCTAAATCTTATAAATCTCTTTTTGAACTTGGGAAGAGTGGTGGATTATATGGAAGTCTTTTAAGCTATTTACAACAGATGGCTCAAAAAGATTCTGATGTAACTATATTAGAAGATAATAAAAATCACCCTTTTTATGATATTAATAATCATTTAAATGCTTTTATTAATGTAGAACAGAAATATACTAAACATACAACAACTATTTCTTTTAGAGATGGTGGAAAGTCTATCTATGCAAAACCATTACCATGTTTTGCTACTGATATGGCTAATAAACTTGTTAAGGATGAGTCTTTTAGAACACTTATGTCAAGTAAAGTTTTTAATGGTAAATCTGTTTTATTAAACTTAATTAATACAAATGACAGGTTTAAAGATTTCTTTGGTATAGATTATTTAGCAAATACTGCTCTTAAAGAATTTGGTAGTAAGTTTACTGCTAATTCAGAAATTACATCTTTGTCAAGTATTGACAGAGAGATTGTAAAACTTGCAGGATTGTTAGATATGAAACAAGGTTCTATAAATCTTAATCTTGAAGGGCAACCTTTATTACAAGGGAGATTAGGTAGAATGTTCTTTCCAACAATGTCAGATAAAAGTCAAATGTTCTTTTTAAGAACTTTACTTATAGATATGCAAAGAGATTTGCTTAATGAAGATAAGACAGAATTACGAAATGATGTACTTGAACTTCTTTATTCTCAGCTTGTTGAAGCTGAATTAGAAAGAATTATTGAGTTCTCTAAAAGAGAAAAAACAAATATTAGTGATTATGATAGTGTAGCTGGATTATTCTTAATGTTACCAGGTCTTAATGAAATAATGATAGGTGATGTTACTGTAGCTCAATATCTTAATGTAAATAAAAATTATAATGCTAACATTCAAAACTTTTTAAATAACACTATAGATGGTGTACCTATTATAGAAGTATTTAAAACTAAAGCAAAAAAATATATAAATTCTTTAGTTTTAGATAAAGTTCAAACTAAAAAGATGCAGTATGAAGATTTATTTTATTCTGTAGATGAAAATGGAAATGAGAAGGTTATCATTTTAGATAAAGAATATCTTGCCTCAAGAAAAAATGTTAAAGATAAAAAGGAAGCTATTGAAATGGTTGCCTTTGATATGGTTATTAATAATTTATTGACAATGGCTAATATTTCCATGTTATTTTTTGGAGATTTAGCTTTCTATGCTCAAGAGAAACAGTTAAAAAACTTTTTTAATGATGGTGATGTTTCTTCACCGAAAGTTGAAAATGCTTATGCTAAATTTGCTGAAAGTGCTGGTTTAGATATAAACTTAGGTAAACGTCTTGCATTTTTAGCAGCACCAAGAAAGAAATTAAATAACTCTAATATAGATTCATACTATCAAATTTTCCTTTCAGATTTTAAAGATATCACAAATAATTTTGCAGATATTGTTAAAATTCATTATGGTAAAGAGGCTGCAAAAGAAGCTCAACAAATTATAAATGAATATAATGCTTCTACAAGTAATGTTGTTAGAAAAGAATTGTTATCAACATTAGCTTCTAAATATCCTTCTATATCAGATTTCTTAAATCTTACAGCAACAGATGCTCAAGAGTATACTACTGTTAGAGAACATGTTGAACTTCTTTATAGAGAAGGGTACATGGAAGAAAAAATGTTTAATCAAATAATAGAAAAATTAGATAAAAGAAAAGGTAAAAAAGAAATATCAAAAGAAGATTTCTTATCTTTTGAAGAATTAAAAATTGTACTTACACCTATAAAACCTGTATATACAGGAATGATAAATGATACTGAAAATGGTGTAATGAGACCTATGTATATTAAATCATCATCTTTCCCATTACTACCTGAGCTAACTTTAGATATGGAGTTGGATAATTTAAGAGTAGCAATGGAGGAACTTGAGAATACTACAGGTAAAAGGGTAAGAGCTTCATACCAAACAGCTAATAAAGTTGGTTCACTTAAAAATGCTTTATCAATATTTGATAGTAATGGTCAAGTGTTACCTTTAACTGCTGATAATCTTTTAGCATCATCATTACTTTTAGACAGAGATAATTTTGGTATTCAACAAGATGTACCACCTAAATTCTTAAAAGGTGAAGAGAAAGTTGCTCTTGGTACACAACTATTAAAACTTTCTTTTGGTAATGGTATTGTTGACTTACCAGGCTTTAAAGAAATGCAACAAAAATTTAATGCAAATTTTGTTGAGCTTATAAACATAAAAAAACAAAATTTATTCAGAGATTTAGGTTTATCTCCTATAGGACAGATTGAAAATATAGCTTATACTTTAGAGAAATTACAAGAGGTACTTCTTGATGAGGCTAAGAAAAGAAATTATCCTATGCAATCTGTAGAGGCTCTTAATGCTGTTGCTTTAGTTGGTGTAACTTTAGGTGATACATCTATTACAGGAGCAAATAAATCTATTACCTTAAATAGTAAGGAAATTAAATTTTTAGAAGATTTACATGCAGGGAAAGTTCCAGCTTCTATAGAGAATATATCTAAAATGCAAAAACTTTTAAATTCAAATATTTCTCAAGAAGATTTTCTTTCTAAAGAATTGAAATTTAATTTTAAAGATGTTAATTTTTCTTTACCTTTATGGATGACCCCTGATTCAAATAAATTTGAAAGCCTTTTAAATTCAATGTTTTCTAAAAGATTAATTGAACTTAAATTACCAGGTAATGCTTTTGTGGTTGGTTCTGAAGCAGGGTTAAAACTAAAAGCAAAAAGTAAATATGAAGGTAAAGTTATATTTACCTCTAAGTATCAAGGAGAGTTAAAAGCAAGAACTGAAAGTAATAAAGTTCAAGTATTTTTACCTTTACGTTTAAGAGATAATAAAGGAAAATTAATTAGTTTCTTTGATGCTCAAGGTAATCCTAATACTAAATATGTTAATGTTAGAGAAGATGGTTATCTCACTTTAAAAGAAGATATGATAGATGAAGAATTATTAAGTTCTATATCTTTTCGTATACCAACATCAGGTTTAATATCTGCTTCTGCTATAGAAATTGTTGGAATACTTCCTGTTGAGGTTGGTGATTTGATGATAGTACCTAAAGCTCTTACAGCTCAAAAAGGTCTTGACTTTGACGTGGATAAAGAGAATATGTACTATTTACATCACTATGTAAATGCTGAAGGAAAAATAAAAGTTTTAACTGACCCTGAATTAACTTTAGAGGAAGAACAAGAATTTATAGAAACTTATAAAGAGCTAAAAAAACAATATACAGATAAAAAATTTAAGCAAGATTTACTTAAAAATTTACAAGATGAAGCTGAAGCAATGGCTGCTATGGGTTTCGATGTATTTAAAGAAACTATAAAAAAAGGTAAAAAGTTACAAAAAGAATTAAAAGAAAATACCTTAAAAGATATAGATTTTTTTACATATGAAATTGCTTACAGAAATTTAATGGATAAAAACTTTAGAACAAAAATTCTTGAAAATGAAATAGTAAAAACACATCAGGAAATTTTATACTCTAATAATCCAGAAGTACTTAAAAAAGTAAATAGAGTACTTTCTATGGATAATGCTAAGAATAATAAGAAGTTAGTTCAAGATGCTTTAAATAGTAAAAAAGACTATAAATATTTCACTTCATTTGATGGAGACCATCAGGATAATAAAATGGAGTTAGGAGCTGCTGGTAAACTTGGTATCAGTATTTATTCTAATGCGGTAACATTTAATGGGTTAGCAGAACAATTAGATAAACCTGTACAATTATTTACTTTTATTGTAAATGAAAGAGGTAAAACTGAACGTGTTCCATATAATACTACTATAGGTAATTTTACTTCTAAAGGTACTTTAGGACAAATAACAACATTTGATGGTCAAAGAACTATACCTGAAATATTAGAAGAAAGACAAAATACAGCAACGGATAATGAGAAAGAACAAATTATGGGTGTTCTTAATGTTAATGATTTAACTATTGGTGTAGATGTTCTTATGACTTTACTTGGTTTTGATAGTGAAACTTTTAAAATTGATGATAAAGAAATTTCTGTAAATCTTGCATATATGCTTTTATCTCAACCTATTATAAGAGAATATGTTACTCTTATGAAAGCTGGGAAATCTAAAATGAATGAATTTTCTTCTAATAAAGAAAAAGAGGTTATTGACTATTTATTAGGCCGTTTTGGAGACATGGCAAAGTCAGCTCCTGATGATAGTTTATTGACAGGTTTTAATATGTATACAGAGCTTTTAGCTAAAGAACCAACACCTGCTGTGCAATATGCAGCTTTAACAAAATTCTTAGAGCTAAAAAATATGTATAACAGTTTAAGTAAATCTATATCTCGTTTTAATATCAACAGTTCTAAATTAGGTATTAGCTTTTTTGATGTTATAGAAAAATATGATTATATAGCTAACAGTCTTGGTAATGAGAGTTATGCTGATAATCTTATAGATATGTTGGGTGAAGTTGTTGCAGATTTTCTTATAGAGGAATTTACACCAGAAATGGAAAAAATGTTTTTAGAACAAGGTCTTTTACCTTTTTACGGTGAAGATAAAGTTAGAATATTTAAAGCTACAACACCTATAGGTGCTATTTTATTAAATAGTATTCATTCTGCTTATAATACTTGGAACTCTTTTTTCCCTTATGATAGTCAAAGTCTTAGAAGTATAATATCTCAAATAAAATTAAGTCTTGCTAATCAAGAATTGTCTGAGTCTAAAGATGTTGAGATACGCCAAAAAGTGTTTCAAGAGTTTAAAAAATACCTTGTAACAAGACAATCTTTTAACATTGTTACTAATCCTGTAGCTGAAAGATATAGATTAATGATAGATACTGTTGAAGAAGGGGGAAAACAAAAAAACTCTTTAGCAACATATCTTAGAAATTTAAAAAATCTTAAACCTAATTTGTTTTTAAACCCTCTAATAATGAATTTAGAGTTTAAATCAAATATGCAAGGTTTTGCTAAAATTTCATTTAATAATACAAAACAAGAAGACTTTGATGAATCTTCTCTATATAATGCTTTTATTGAGCTTTTAAGCTCTCCTGAGCCATTACCTAAATTTAATGGGGAAGAATACTCTACAGTTACTTTAGTTCAAGATTTGATAAAATATGCTTATTTAGAGGGTGGTGTTCAAGAAGCAACTCAGTTTGTGAAGTATATACCTGTTACTATTTTAGATAAGATTGGTTTTGGTGCAGCTTCTATAAATACTCAAAAAGGGTTGGATAATTCTGATGTGTCTAAAGCTGAATCAATACAGTTATTTATAAAACAATTCTTTCAAAATAATCCTCAAATGGCTGCTGCTTTACCTACGAATATAGGTAAATTAAATAGCATGATAAATATCATAGATGGTAATTTAAAAACTTTAGATAATTTAAAATCTTTTGAGATAAAAAATGGTGGTGCAGAAACTTTTGTAAGAATTTATAATCCTTTTATTCCTAAAGGTTTTAAAAAATATCAACTGTACCAAAGGGATTCACAAGGTATTTATCATCGTATAGGGTTATTAGGTTATGATACTATTTCAGAATATTCTTTTGGTATAGATAATAAAAGTCTAATTGAGAAAAATAGATTAACTGTTAATAAACCTGCAATGCCTCAAGTAACAGCTGCACAAACAAGTGGTACTCAAACCTTACCTTTTGGTATGGAAAAAGTTACAGGACTTATTAATATAGTAGAGAATATTCTATCTTCTGATTTAAGTAATACTTCTATTAAAGAATCAGAAATAACTTATACAGATGAAGAAGGTAATCCTTGTGCTAAAAGGGGAATGAGAAGTTCTAATTTTACTAAAGGCTCTAAATGGGAAATAGTTAAGGATTTAAAAGGTTATCCTTCTCATGCTCAAGGTGGTGTTGATATTAAACTTGGTAAAGATGGATTTAGTTTTGCGAGAGGTGGTGGATATATAAAAGCAGCTCATGGATTAGTATTACCTAAAATTAAATAGTTATGAAACAAAATATAAATATCGAAGCAGAAGGCTCAGAACTTATTCTTCGCAATAAAGCAGGAGACTACGTTATTATACCTAAAAAATATCGTACAGAAGTACAAGGTATGATTAAAGATGGTTGTCATGGTTGTATAGATGCATTAGTCGATACATTGCCTGTAATGGCTGATTATGCCCCTGATGGTAGTCTAATTCCAGCAACACCAAATTCTTATTTAGCTCCTAAGCCAAATAAATATGCTACCTTCAATCCATCAACCTCATCTTCAGCAACAACACCACAATCATATTTAGCTCCAACTCCTAAAGTGATTGATGTTACTTTACCTAAAACTAAAGAACAGATTAATCAAGAGGCTTTGGAAGAAATGGCTAAAAAGGTTAGAGAAGTGGGTCAAAAACCTGTTACAACCCCTATAGATAATACCAGAGTTGCGAATCCTGATATTCTTGACATAGAAAACAAAACTAAAATTCAACAAGAAACTGCAAAGAATATTCAGAATGATGCCATTGCCGTAAAATCTGGATTAATGAATGAAGGTGAGTTTCGACAAAAATGGGGTACTTCTTTACATCGTTATAATCAAGAAACAGATATAAATTATGCTCAACAAGCAGAAAAAAATGCCAAAAAAACACAAAGCTTATATGGAAAAGTAGATTTCCCAAGTACAGATTTTCGCAGTTCAGATTATCAAGGAAATCCAGCATTGTCGTTTATGAACCCAAATGGGTTAAAAGGGCAGGCGTTGAAAGATATGGAAATGCTGCATATGGGGGTAATTGGGGCAGCGTTACCGATACCAATGATAGATAAAATGGGTAAAATACCAAGTGTTTTTGATGTTGCAAAAAATATAAAAAAAGGTGCTGTTATGGTAGATGATATTTCAAAACCAGTAATTAATGCAATTAATAAAACAGATAACATTGTTAATCAAGCTGACAATATAAGACCAATCTCTAATCAATTAGATGAACCCCCATTGGAAATTGTTTTTGATGATATGTTACCTAATAGAAATTCTAATATTAATTTAAATCGTGGTGATAATTACACTAAAACAAAAAAACAAATTCCTTATGAAAAAATAGATTTAGGAAATGATTTAACATTATATAATAATGCTTCAAGACAACTAAATGATAATAGCATTCTTGGAACAAGAAGAGCCATTAAATCTATTAAAAATCACAAAACTAATGAATATGTTGATTTAAAAAGTTGGAAAGATGGTGATAGTATATATTATTATTTCTCAGCTAATATGCCCTCTTCAAAAATAAAAGCAGGAAAAGCATACATGGAATTAGAAAAATATATACCTAAAGGTTCTGAAATATTAGAAAATTCAAGTTTAAGCATGGACAGTTTCAATAATATTTTAAAACAATTAAAAAATCCAAAATTTGAAAATTCTGTAAAAGGAAAAATCTCATTAAATAATATGAGTATTCATAATAAAGTACCTTTTGCTGATAAACAATCAATGTTTGCAAGTTCAGATAAAGTATTGTTTGATACTTTTGATGATGCAAGTTTATGCACTAACGAAATTAATAAAATATTAAAAACTCATAATTTACCAGAGGCTTCGATTGTTTCAGAATCTTTTAAGTTTCAACCTCAAGCACACTTACCTTATGAAAATAGGACTGTTTATAGTATAGAGTTGCCAAACATTGCACTAAAAAAATTATATACAATTTTGGGATTAACAGGTTCTGGAGCTGCTATTCAATCACGAACTAATAAAAATGACAAAAATGAGTTGTAAACCTACATACAAAGGAGTAAGATATAATTCTTTAGAAGAGTTATATAATTTAAATAGTACCAATATTAATAATAGCCAATATAAAGACCTTATTAAATTTTTATATGATAATGGTTTCATTGAAAATATAGATGTTGTTATTGAAAATATTGGGGGTGAGGGTAAATACTCTCCAAAAACAAATAGTATTATCATAGACCCTATAGTGGCTAATACTTATTCCCCTGAAGAAATAATAAAAGTTCTTTCTAAAGAAATAGTACATGCTGTAACTACTTATGAAATAGGTAAATATTTTAGTGTTGAAACAGGTCAAAGAACTGAAACTCCTTTGTCAAGTGCTATGGAGAATTTATTACTTATCTTTAATACAGCTAAAAAAACTATTCCTCAAGGAGCTATACAGATGGTTAGAGAGAAAATAAAGACAGGTAAATTAACTTTAGAAGAAAAAATAAATTATTATCCTTTTATAGATATATTTGAATTTGTAGAGATGTTATTTACTGAACCTAAGTTCAGAGAAAAAATGAATACAGTTAAATACTTAAATACAAATAAAACTATTTTAGATAAAATCTTTGAAGTATTTAAAAAACTGTTTGGATTTTTAGAAACTGATATGGTTGCATTTAATGCTTTACAAGCTTCTTTTAAAGTGATGGAAGACCAGAAAAAATCTTTTAAGAGAAACCTTGAAGCTGAAGCTATGGAGATTTTAGATAGTACAATTAAACCTGAACAAACATCTTCTGTTATACAAAATGTAGAAGAACTATTTGAATCTAATCCTAAGTTAGCTAATAAGGTGTATGAGGCTTTAGGGTTTGGAAAAGTTAAAAAAGAAATTAAAGGTATTAATATTTCTACTCGTTCAACAGAAAGGTTAGGTAAAAGATTGACTAACCCTAATTGGTATGCTAAAGATTTAATGGATGTAGAAGCACCTTATAAAGCAAATGCTTCTAAAATAAAAGCACCTCATCTTAATGCAGATGAAGCATTAAAGTATGATATGAATTTGATGTATAATTTACAGGTTCAAAAATTTAGAAGAAATCCTGAACTTATAGATGAAATTAATGATGCTGGTGGATTAGAGTTTATTAAGAACAGTTCCCACATAGTAGGTGTTAAAAACAGTAGATGGGAAGGTAAAGGAATGGAGTCTAATTTTATTAAAGTTCTTGCTAAATCTTATGAAACGGTAGCAAAAGAATTAAATAAATTCCAAGAAAGTAGTACAGAAGTTCAAAATTCCGAAATAACCCCAGAACAAAAACGACAAGCTCAACAACAATACTCTCAATATCTTGAATCATTAAACAAACCTAATACTAATCCTATACTTCAAGGTAATCAAGAAGAACAAGTTAAAAAGTTTACTGAATTACAAGAAAGACTTAATAATAAAGAGTTCTTAGAAGGTGCTAAAAATGCTTATGAATCTTCTAAAGGTTTACAAGAGTGGGGTACACAAGAACAGTATAATGATTACATAGCAAGAGTATCTTTAGGTATAATTAAAAATCCTTCAAGTGGTGAGTATAATTATGAATCGAAAGTAAGGGATATTGTTTATCATGGAACTAATGAAACGTTTGAAGAGTTTTTAGAAGATAATCTTAACTATTTTGGAACAAAAGAAATTGCCAAAGGATATGGTAAAAATTTGTACTCTGTTGTAATAGAAATAAATAAACCTTATTATGAAGATGGGGGTAATTTATCTAATCAATCTTATGAAGATTTATATGATAAACTAGATGAATCTGGTTCAGATGGATTTATAAGCAATGGTAAAAATTTATTTGTTCCTAAAACAAAAGAACAAATTCATATTTTAGGTTCTAAGCAAGATATAGAAGGATTTAAAAATTGGGTTGATAATAATCAATCAAATATTCAATATCAAAAACAAATAGATTTACAAGCAGAGCAAGATGCTGTCTTAGAAGAATTTGCTAATAGTCTATCTGAAAGATTTAATATTTCTTTTGATTTAATATCAGAAGAAGAAGCTAAATCAATATCACCTGAATATGCTAATGAACCAGCATTTTTTGACCCTAAAACTAAAAAAGCATATTTAGTTAAAGGTAAAGCTAATAAGACTTCAGCTATTCATGAAATATTTACACACCCTTTCTTATTACAAATAGAAAAGACTAATTCAACATTATATAAAAACCTTCTTAAAGAAGCTAAAAATAATAAAAGTGTAGTTGATTATGTAGATAATCTTTATGGTACAAATCAAAATAATGACCATGAATATATAGCTAGAGCAATAGATTTAGCAGTACAGGGAGAATTGAATCAACAAAAAGATAAAACATTATTAGAAAGAATACAAGATTTCTTTAATCAGCTTTCTAACTATTTAAAGAGACTGTTTAATATTCCTGAAGTATTTAGTTCAGCTATTTCTCCTAACATTACTTTACAACAACTTGCTCAATTTGCTATGTATGGTAAAGGAAAAATGAATCTTAATCCTGCACAAGAAAATGTTGAATACTCTTTAAAGGCAACTGATGTGATAGTAAAAAATTTAGATAGGGTCAAACAATGGGAAAAAAATAAATCTGTTAGTGAAGATGTCTTATGGAGTAAAATACAAGGGTTAGGTGTACCTAAAGAACAACTAGAATTAATTAAAAATTCTGAGGGCAATACAGTAGAAGAAAAATTATTAGATTTTGTCAATCAATATAGTTTTACTATTGAGATTAATACTGCTATAAAAGAAGATAAAAGTAGAAGTAGTTCTTATATAGACGATTTTACACTAAACGGTGATGTTTATAGTACACAAGAAGTAGGTGATGCTGATTTTGGAGGGTTTGATTTACCTACTAAAAATGGAGAGGTAATTTCAGAAGAAGAATATAAAGAAGCTAAGAATGAATATTTTAAACTCAATCAAATAAAAACTTCATATTACTCTAACCTAACAGTTCCAGGAGGTACTAATTATACTGAAAATGAAATATCTACTCCATTAATTAAACCAAGTATTAAAGGACATGCTGAGTTTAGTACTGATAATGGTATTGGTTGGTTTAGAAGTGATGATAGAGCTAAACCAGTAGAAAACTCTAAAGAAAAAGCTTTACAAAGAGCAATTGAAAATGATGATTTTTTACCATTTGATGAAGATTATTTAAGTACAGAAACCACAGATACTAAAACTCGCAGAATATTAGAAATACAATCTGATTGGGGGCAAAACCAAAGAAAATCTTCTGAACCAGATATTAATGTAAAGTATGATATTCAACAGATAATCAACGATTTACAAAAATCAGGAGATTTAAAAATAGATTGTAATTAATTTGGATTTTTAATATACTTTACTATATTTGCACTATGAAACAAGGAATATATAAAATAGAAAATCCAAAAGGAAGTATCTATATTGGTCAATCTAAAAATGTTGATGAAAGACTTAATAGATATAAAAAATTACAATGCTGTAAATTTCAGCTTTTACTATATAGAAGTTTTCTAAAATATGGTGTAGAAAACCATACTTTTGAAATTTTAGAAAAAGGAGAATTTACAAAAGAAGAATTAAATAAATTAGAAAAAGAATACATCGTAAAATATAATTCTTATAGAAAACTAAATAAAAAAGGTTTGAATTTAACTACTGGTGGAGATTCTGTAGAATTTGATGATTCTGTTAGAAAGAAAATGTCAAATAAAAGAATAGAACTTTTTAAAGCAGGTCAAAGAAACTCTAAACTTACATTAGAAAATGTAATAGAAATTAAAAAGTTGATTGCTTATAATACACCATTAAGAAAAATAGCAGAAACTTATGGATTGGGTATTACAACAATATCAGAAATAAAAGCTGGTAGAAGTTGGAAGTATGTACCTAATTACATAGTTCCTGAAAATGAAAAACATTTAGTTAGTAGAACTAATCAATTTTCAAGATTACAAAAATTAACTGAACAACAGAGATTAGAGGTTTTAGAATTAATAGATAAAAAAGAATTAACTTTTGAACAAATAGGTAAACTATATAATGTTACAAAAGGTGCTATAAGTGCAATTAAACGTAGTAAAATAAAATTTGGTAAATAATGGCTTGTAAATATATATATAAAGGTACAACATATACAAAAGAAGAATTTGAATCTTTTGTAAAGGAAGAATTTATAAAAAAATCTCCTGAAAATAAATTTCTTTCTTTATTAGAAAAAGATAATAACTGGGTAACATTCTTTATTAAATCTATTATTCAAGATAGTGCTAAAAAAGGATATGAAAAAGTATTATTTCCTACTGGTAATACAGCTAGTAAAGTTGAAGGGCATCAAACTTTAGAAGAGTTTAAGAAACAGAAAGAAGATAGAATTAATAAATTAAATAAAGAAATAATAGAATTAAAGGGATTAAAACTTGTAGAAAAATATGAAAAAGTTGAAAAAAGAATAGAGCACGGAAAATATTCTCTTTTTAATGGTTATGAAAAAAAATTACAAGGCTATGAGTTTAAAGATAATGAAGGATTCACTCCTGCTGTTAAATATGGTAAAATCAATAAGTTATTTACAACTAAAGAGGATGCCCAAAATACATTAAATTATATAATAGAAAATATAGAAGAAAAAATAAACCAACTTAAACAAGAACTTGAAATAGTTGAAAGAGAAGGATTTGGTGCTTTAAAACCTATTTATAACTTCTATGAAAATACTGTAACTAATATTCTTAAAAAAACTTATGGTAAAGAAAATGTAAAGTTAATTACTGATGAATATGGTAATGAATGGAGAGAAATAACAATAGATGAAAATAGAGATAATCAAAATATTCTATTTCAAAAGATACCTCTTCAAAAAGTTGTTAAATCTCCATCAACTGTAAGAACAGACACAGAATTAATACCACATTTAGAAAACATTAATAAAATGTTGAAAAAAATGGATTATCCTGCATATACTTTAGAAGAATTTCGTATCTTAGACAAAAAATTACAAGATAAAATAATAAAATGTTATGGATAATTGTATTAAATTAAATACTCCTGAATTTAGGAAAATGGTAGAAGAGTCTGGTATTAACCCTATATCTCTTGTAGCTGCTATTTTAGAATATATGAATAATAGGGATGGTATGTTCCCTTCTTTAGAAGATTTAGGTACATTTACTTACTATAGTTTTAGCGAGTATAAAGATTTATATGGGCATTATAAATTATTAGATACTGATGGTTGGGTTAAGTTTTTAGACAGAGAAACTGCAATGGAGTATGCAAAATCTCTTAATGAAAAAGAAGATAAACCCCCACACATATTTAAAGCTGTAAGAGCTTCAGATGGAAAATGGTATGTTTTACCCATAAAATCCTATGAATTTTCAGCTTTTTATAGAATGAAAATTAATGCGTATAATGAAGCTCTTAAGCAAGAATACTTAGAAGAACAAAAAAGAGCTGAGTCTTTAAGAACTAACTATGAACAGAAATATTTTGAATCTGGAAAAGCTGAATTTGATGCTCCTGGTTTAATGTCTCCTATGACAATTGATAATGAAGGTGCTTATATGGAAGATTCAGACTTTGATTTTAGTTTTGATGAAGAATTGAAAGGTACTAAAATAAACTCTTTTGAAAAAGCTGTTAAAGTTAAAATGGAGATAATTAAAAATCTTCAAACAAAGCTTAATATGATTGAAAGAGATTTAAAAGTTTATAGTACTGATGGTAGCATGATACAACAACTTACCAGAGAACAAGATAAAATAAATGAATTATTGTATGGTGATGGTGGAGAGAATATAGGTTTGTTAGCTGAAGTTAAGGATATGCAAAGATATACTCCTTCAAGAACCTTAGAATATTTCTTTCAAAGAGATTGGGAAATTATTGATATTCTAAAAGAATCAACTAATCCTGAAGATATTGAACTTGTAAAATCTATGTTGAGTTTTTATTCTAATCTATCTCCTGAGATAAATCCAAAAGACCATCCTTTCTTTTTAGAAGAGGATATGTTTAATGCAAATGGAGATTTGATTTTGGAGAATGATATTGTTATTTTATTAAGACATTATGCAAATAAGGCTAATATAGAAAAACATAATATTCTAAACAAAGAAAAGAAAATACTTGAAGATATATTCAACACTAATCCTAATGTTGAAAAAATGTATGAAGGTACAACTAAGGGTTATGATAAAATATTCTATACTGCTGAAGGAATGAAAGATATCAATTATCTTGATATGTTTTTAATGGATGGTCAATTTGGTATTTTTAGTAAGAACCCTGAAATAAGACAAGTAATGCAACACCTTTTAGGTACAACTATTATAGAAGAGCAAGGTTGGTCAAAAGATATTGAATTAAAGATAGATGAATTACAAGATGCTGTAGAAAAAGAATTAAAAGATTTAGGATATGACCTTAAAGAGCAAGGTTTTAAAGGTATTAGTTATGAGATATTTAGAGCTAAAAATGAATTCGGTTTTTATGAAAGAAGTTTTACTCAAAGATTTACATCGAAATTCTTTAGAGCAAGAACTGATTTTTTAGCTGACCAAAGAAAAAAAGCTATGGAGATTGCTCTTATTCAAGACCCTACAGAAAAGAAAGAAGCATATGCTGCATTGTATCAGGAAAAAATATCTTGGTTTAAAAATAATACTGAAATGTTTGATGTTAATCTTTTAGAGGATTTAAAAGATGAGTTTGGTGATTTGCAAATAGAATATAATCAAGATGAAGCTGTAAAACATAAAGAAAGATTAATACAAGTTTTAGGGGAGAAAGGTTATCAAGAACATTTACAAATTCAAAAAAGAAAAATAAAAGAGTATATTGTTTCAAGGGATGCTTTAATTCAGGACTTATTAACTTCTGAAAATGTGAGTGATATAAGTAACTTATCTTCAGCTTCAGTGTATGAATTGGAGAAATTTAATAAAACTAATAATCCGTTTTTATTTTCTCAAAGCTATAAGAATAGAACTCCTATTATGATTGGAGATAATGTTATATCATCTCAAATGAGATATAATGTTTCTGTACCTCGAAGATTTGAGGGAGAATATAAAATGATAAATGGTGTTTTTACTTTAGTAGATTCTGATAGAAGTACAGGTTTTTATGATGAAAGGTTTAATGTTATTGAAAGTAATGAAGCCTTATATAAATTTTATGAAATTATACGTAGTGTATCTCAAAAGAAATTTGATTCTATTCCTATAGATGAAAGAGATGGTTACAGTATGTATGATTTAGATACTTTAGAAAAAACATTGGTAGAAAGACTATATTCTGCTCAAGGATTAGAAAAGATACATGAATTTTGGAAGTGGTTGATGGAAAAATTACGTAGTTTCTTTACTGAAAAAGCAAGTAATTTATTGACCTATAATAAGATAAATCCTATCACAGGGGAAATAGTTTATGTTGTTAATGATAACTTTTTAAGACAGAATAGAAATGAAATACAACGTACTTATGTATTAAATAAGTTAGAAGTTTTAAAAGCTTTAGGTATTGGTATGACAAATACACTACCCCGAGATTTAGAATTAGATAAAGCTCCTATAGCTGTTATAGAGTACATTGCAAGAAAATTAAATGTAGCACCTTCTGCTCAAAGTATTATGAATCATCTTAATATGAAGAGTAATAAGTTTAACTTAGCTTCATTTGTTTCTAAAGTTGCTGAGAATGAGGTAATAAAAAATAAATCTATGGATTTACCTAAAATCCTTAAACTACAATCTGCTTTAGTGGCTGAGTATGCTGCAAGACAAAGAATTTTACCTACTTTAAAACTTATGAAAGAACATTATGAGGGTATTAAAAAGACTCAAACAAATAAAGTAGGAGAACCTGTATATGATTCTGATGAGAAAACTATTTTAAATGGTAAACGAGAATTGGCTATAAGACAAATGAACTCTTGGTTCTCAAGAGCTGTACTTGGTAATTATAATAGTAAGAATGAGTTTGGTAATCTTACTATGAAAGAGGGTAAAGAAGTTGAATTTAAAAAGGGTTTAAGTAAATGGGTAAATAATAAAATTTATACCAGAGATGAAAAGAATATTATAGCTCAAATAGATGAACAAATAAAATTTTTAAGATTACAACCTGTAGATGATAGTACAAGAGGAGCAATAGAAGCTGAAATTAATGGTTTAGAGAGAATGAAAGACAATTTAGGTCAGGTAGTATCTCTTACATCTATGGTTGATTCTATTTTAGGTTTTATAAGATGGAAAGGTTTAGGTTGGAATGTTAGTTCAGGTATAACTAACTTTATTGAGGGTCAAATGGCTAATCAATTAGCAGCATCTTCTGGAAGATATTTTCCTGAAGAATATCTATACAAGGCTAATAGTATTGTAAGAGGTTCTACTATGAAACTATTTGGGTTAAAATCTTTAGTTTCTCCAGAAGTAAGAAAATTATCTGTGTTGATGCAAAATTATGATATTCTTCAAGATGCAACAAATGAGTTACAAAAAGCTTCAAGAAAATCTAAATTTAATAAATTAGAAAAACTTGGTCCATATGAAATAACAAAACGTATTGAGTATATTAACCAATCTCCACTGTTTATAGCTTATCTTATGAATACTAAGATAACAGGTAAAGATGGTACTGAAAGTAGTGTGTGGGATGCAATGCAAGAAAATGGTACTTTAAAAGATAATTTTGCAACACCTCAAAATAGATTTAATTGGGAAATCCTTACAGAAGACCAAAAAGCTGATTTATTAAATATTGATAATACTTTAAACAGAAAACAATACTCAAATACTCGTGAGGCTATTATAGAGTTAATTGTAAGAACTCATGGTGATTACAATGACCTTAGAGGTAATATGGCTAAAGAGTATATGACAGGTAAAACATTTATGATGTTTAAAAACTGGATTACTTCGTATTTTTTTACAAGATTTGCGAAAGAACAAGATATCTTAGCCCTACAAATTAAAAACTATAAAGGAAGATACCGTTCTATGTCTGCAAGTACAGGAGCTTTATTATTTGCTATTCCAGGTCTTTTTATGGGTGGTTTTGTTGGTTTAGGTATTGGAATTGGTGTTGGTGCTGTAGGTGGTAAACTTTTAGGCATAGATACTAATCTTTCATTACTTGATGAATTAGGATTTACTTTAAAGAATGTGGGGTTAAAAATGTTGAATTTACCTGTACAAACTTTGCTTGGTAAAACTTTCATAAAACAAGATTGGTCTAAAATAGAACAATCTGGAATGTCAGAAACAGATGTTAAGAACATGAGGGATTTGATTACAGAGATTGCTATATTATCAGCTATTACAGCAACTATGATACTTGTAAAAGCTGCTTTGTATGATGATGATGATGACGATGATGAAGAATCTTTAAAAAGACAAGCTCATAATGTATTGATTAATAAACTTTATGGTTTATCTGAACAAGGTACAAGTTTCTTAACAGGTAGTGCTTTTTATAATCTGTTTAATCCTGAAGAAATACAATTAATTAGATTTGCTACTGATGTATCTAAAACAGCAAAAGCTGCAAGTGATTTACTTATTGGAGATGATACTTATACTTCAGGTCCTATGTATGGTGATAGTAAATTTGCTAATCAATTCTCTAAAACATTTATACCATCTCCTTTAAAAGGTAATATGGGATTTGGTAAAGCTGCTGAAAGACAATTCTTTGACACACCTTTTGATAAAATGTTTTGGGGTGTAGAAAAAACTTCACAAGCTAAAGTTAAACAGATTAGAGCTGATTATGCTAAAGAGATAGAAAAACAAAATCCAGGAATAAGTGAAGAGGAAAAAACAAAATTGGTGAATAAAAAATATAAACCAAAGAAAAAAAGACAAACATATGAAGATTTATTAGAAGATTATGAGGGAAAGTGATAAAGAAAAAGGGGGAGTAGGCAACAATGGTCCTACTCCGCTCTATTTTTAACTGTGTTCATATTTAGCTTTTAGTTCTTCAAGTTTTTGAAGTTCTATTTTTCTTATAAAAGCTTTTTGTTCCTTATCTTTTTTCTTTCTGATTTCAAGTTCTTCATCAGTTTCTTCTCTTTCTATAAGACACACTAAATCTACATAGTCATCACTGTCCACAGTCATAACAAGTTTTACATCTCCGTATTTATTTTTAAGACTTTAAAGATATTCTATATGCTCTTCAAGAGAAAAAGGGGCATCTATTTTAAATGATTTATCTTCAAAATAGTCTTTCACTATCTGTTTTTCCATATTAATTATTTTTAGTTTCTACCTCTGGTATTGGTGTCCATTTTAACTCTCTTTTCCTGAATCCACCTACACATTTATGAGGTGTTTTATGAGTAAATTTATCTCGCCTACATAGGTTACATTTATATCTCATTTTTTATTCTATGTGTTGAATTTGAGCTATTTTTTAATACATATATAGTAGTTATGTGCCATTTTAAAGAGCGACACTGCTTTCAACTTCATTGCCCCAAACATCCCAACCTTCAGGAACAATTCTAGCAAACATTTCTAATCTCTTGTCGCCAAAAGGTGCAATCAAATCTCTAAATATTTGTGGTTTTTGAGAATGAAATTCTGATTTAGCTGATATTATTGTTGGAAATGCTTTTCGTTTCGGGAACATTTCAATTTTACCTTTATATCCAAATAGTAAAAACTCGGTTCTGTGGTGGAATCCAAATAAACACATTCCATTATTTTTATCCCAAGTAATTGTCCTTTGGTACTTAAATCCCCAAGCATCCATTACATCAAATGCTTTCGGCAAGTAAGCGTGTGTAGTCCATAAAAATAGTACACAATTATCTTCTGTAATATCTTTTACTTTTAAGGCTTTAATATCCTCTAATTTCATTGTCGGGTAATCAAACTCAACTTGATTTGGTCTTACTTTTCGTTTTATCTTTTTTACATCCCACGCTGGGTCTGCGTATATTACATTATATTTCTTCATACTTCTAAATTAAATTCGTGAATAAAAAACGGTACATAACACAGTGTATCATCAATAAGGATTTTATTGCAAAGTTGTTAATCTTTAAAATTATGGAAACATATCGACACCCATAGTACCAACTTTACTGAACACCTAACGAATACCTTTAATTTTATTTTCCATAATTATTTTATATAGCTGTCTAACTCTTCCTGACTAATTTCAGAATCATCAAGAATTTTATTTCCTTTATTGTCTATTAAAGCAAATTCATTTCTTTTTACATCAATTCGGACTTGTAATTTTTTTATTGGGTTGTAATAGTATCTATGCTCGTTCTCTGAAGCAAAATGAAAACCATTATTTAATAAGTATTCTATAAAAGTTCTATTAACTCTAAACATTGTATCTGTCATAATATTAATTTTAAATATTGTATTTAAAACTCATCGTCTTCTTCTTCCCCTAAATATGAACTTAAATTTATAAAATAAAGTCTGTTTTTAGCTCTTGTTCTGGCTACATATTTAAGATTCTGTTCCTGTATTAATTGCTCTGTAGACTTAGCAAATTTAGAAGGAATTAAATTTTCATTGAGAATATATACTGTATCAGCTTCCAATCCTTTTGACTTGTGAATTGTACAAAGCATAATAGCATTTTCTTTCTCAAAGAAAAGACCTTTAAATTTATTTATTATAGTATCTATAGTAACAAACATATCATTAACATAGTTGTCTGAGAGGATTTTAAAGATTTTAAAATTGTTCTTTAAAACAAAATATTTCATTCTACCCTCATCAGTTCTATCTTTTTTGAACTCTAAAAGTTCTTGTTTAATTTTTCTTGTTGCTTCCACAACAGTTAAGTATTTGTATGGTGTTAAGAATTTAGTAACACTGTTTAGAATATCCTCACCTTTAATATAACAGTTTTTACCATTTTTTAAAAGTAAGAAGTATAGCTCTATAATAGGAGCTGTATTTCTGCACACTATCATAGAGTTGTCCATTATCATAGTTATTTCATCTATCTCCTCAACAAAACCCTCTTCTTCTCTTCCATAGGTCATTACATTATATACTTCATTTGCTTTGTTTATAATGTTTTTAGAACATCTATAACAAGTATTAAGAGGAAACTCTTTTACATTTGGGTATTCTTTTAATTTATCAATAGAATTAGATAGGCTACCGCCAAATAAATAAATACTTTGTTTATAATCACCTACCCCTATAAATCGTTTTATATGCCCTTGTTTTAAGAGATTTCTAATTAGGTTATGTTGGAGTAGGCTCAAATCTTGTAATTCATCTATGAAGAGAAAAACAGGCTCTATTGGGATATATAAATTATATTTCACAGGAATATAAATCATATCTATAAAATCTATATAAAGAAGACCATTTGTCTGGTCAAAATTATCTCTAATTTTAACAAGTTTTTCCCAAAGAATTTTAATCTTCTGTGTTATTTCTATAGGTTTATCCATTATAAGCATATAACGAGATATTTCCCATAGATTATCTGTAAGAAACATTCTTGAAACATCATATATATCACAAAGTAAGAGTGTTAATTTAGATTTATCTTCCCATTTCATTTTGAAATAAGTGGGATTTTCTTTTTGAAGAATTTTTAAAAGTTCATATCTTTTACTCTCTTTAATTTCTATTTGTTTTTTAAAGTTTCTTATAGACATTAAACCTAAAGAATGAAGAGTTAAAGCCTTACCTTGAATAAGACCCTTACTCTCCATTTTTTGTGTTATTTCTTCTTGTATAGATTTGTTGAAAGCTAAAAATAATGTTCTTTCTTTAGTTACTTCTAATAATTGAAGTAACATTGTGGTTTTACCACATCCTGCTGAAGCATTGATTAATATATTACAATTGTCTTGTAACCATGCGTTTAGGATATTTTCTTTTTCAAGATTCATCTTTAATCTCCTCTACTACAACATCTGTGTAGCCATTATTTCTATAAATTTCAGCGAGCCAATCTGCATCTTCTTTAGAAAGTAAAAAGTCATTGACTTCAATACCACCTACCCATACTGTATAGTTATCCATTCATTATCCGATTTATTAAGTTATATTCTGACTTAGTCAATTTAACAACACGTTTAAGTCTTAAAGCTATTTCTCCTACATGCCACCAATCACCTTTAAAAGGTCTTGATGAGTAACCCCAAAAAGTAGCTACATACCTTTCTGCTGCAAAATTTATGTTTTTTGCTTTAGTGGTATGTAGTACCCTGTGGTCATGTCTTCTTTCACCATCTTGTACTTCAAGATGTATAAATAAATATTTAACCATTTTCTTTTTTAGATTTTTTAACCATATCTCTAACAAAAGCTCCATAATGCCTTAATTCCCAATTTTGCAATGTTCCAGATGGTGTATGCTTAAATAACTTATACATAAATTCAATAACATCATTTTCTGAAAATTGATAAGACTCTTGAGCTTTTTCAAAACCATCTTTAAACCCCTCATTATATTGATTATCATGGGAATCCATTGCTGTATCTAAGAATTGGTCTTCAATTTGTTCTCTTGTTAATTTCATAAGTTATAATTTTGTTAATTTAGCATCTAAAATAGTTTTTATGTTTTTAACATCTGTTTCTACTTCAGATAGATACATTGAATTAGTTATACTTTTTGTACCAGCATAAATAGAAGTATGGTCATAATTAATTAATTTCGTTATTGCTGATGTTGAGAATTGAGGGTAAGTATATTTATATGCAAAATAAAAATATAAATATATTTTATAACTTCTTTCTCTATTTGATTTAACTAATTTTGTATCTTTATTAAAATATGTTATAGGTAAATCAAAATAGTTTGCAACTATTTCTAAAACATCAATAGGAGTCAATTCCCCTATTTTTAGTTTTAATACTTCTACACCCCTTGATTTTAGAAATTGTATGATTTTTTTATCATCAGTCTTTATTAGGTATTTGTTCATCATAATGTTCTAAATAAAGTTCTATAAGAGTTAAAGTTCTTAATGCCTCTCTATACTCTTCAAACTTTTGGTTTAATCTAAAAGTAATTGTATTTGTATCAAGAATTTCTCCATCATCTCTGATAGTACTTGCATGACACCAGCCTAATATTAGTTTCTCAAGGGTTGCTATATCCTCCTTGAGGTCTGTTATTTTATCTTCCACATCATATTTAGAAGAAAAGGTTAATCTATTTAAATAGATGTTTGCCTTAAAATCTGTTCCCCATCCCATGTTATTTTTCGTTAAAGTTAAGCATAGTAATTCTAAATGAAGTTTTTAAATCTGGTACTGTCTGAGAAATTATTGAATCTGGGCAAAATACTCCATCAAAAGGTTCATAATGTTGTAATAGTATTGTAAATATACTTTGTCTGGGGTTTTCAATTGTTCCAAAACCTTTGTAAATAATAAACCCATTTTCTTCTGAGCAAATTATAAAACCATTATCACCATGTTCAAAACCACGCTTTAAGAAATTTTTTAAATCTTTGTAATGATAGTGAAAAATTGTTTTATTCCCCTATTTAGTGTATTTGTAAGGTTTCATTTATTCTATTGTTTTAATAAATTCTGTAAGAATTTTTATTCTATTTTTATACCAGGTAATAGTTTTTTCTGTTGCAAAAAGAGAAGTTAATTCTTTTTTTAATTCGATTATATACCAACTTATAATAGATTTTGCATACAATTTAGGCAACCATCTATTAGAATCGAATAAAGGTAAGACTACATATTCAAGTTGTCGATGTACTTCTGGATAATTTTTTAAATCTAACATCTCGATTCCCATTTCTTTTATACACCTATCTTTAGTATCTTCATTAATAGAATCTCCTTGACGAATTAATTCTTCCTTTAATTCGGGAACTATTTCATAAAAAGATTTTTCTATACCAACAACTAATTCATTTGCATTTTCCCATAGTTGCATAAATTTTGATAAAACAATTTCGTGCTTGTAATGAGAGTAGCCAGAATCTAAATTATAAGAACCATTATATTCATTTTGACCTGTAAGTTGTTTTTCATAAATAGTTCGACTAAATTGAGTAACATATTTACCTTTTTTGTAATAACTATCACATTTTGAGGCATGTATACCCCATTCTCTGACCCATATTTCATTATCTTTTAAATAGAAATTTTCATAATATATCGCAGACATGTTCCCAGCTTGACTTTTTCTTTCAAAAGTATGTGTACCAAAACATTTACCTTCATAACTTTTTTTTAAAGAAAGTAATTCAATCTGTCGAGATTGTAATTTTTCTTCTAATTCTGCCTGTATCAGCAAATTTTTTGCTTCCTGTACTGTTACCATAATTATTGATATTAATTATTCTATTGTTTTAATTATTATTCTACCTTCTTGAGAAAAAGTCATTCCTGGATTTTGGTATACAGAATACCCCACATCAGGATTCTTTTCTCTTAATTCTCTATCAAATTGTTCTAATATAGGTCTGTATATATCATAACATATTTTAGCTTCTTCTTGAAGTACTGAACTTCCAATGCCTAATGATTCATTATTTCTAAGATTTGGAAAAGCATTTTGTTTAAACATATCTAAATGATGTGTATATCTGTTTCTTGCCCCTATAAATCTATCATGTGAACCACAATTTAATAGGATTTGTTCCTCTATAAAAGGAGCGAAATAATTTACCTGACCTGCACAAAATCTTGATGCAAATTCTAATGCTTGTTGAACAACATTTAGTTGTTCTTTACTAAATTCTATTTGATATTTCATTCTTCTAACTTTTTATACCTATCATCCATATCAGGTCTATTTTTCATCATCCAAGATAAAAATAAGGCATTACATTGAATATGTCCTATATGAGATAATGTTGACTCTGGGTCATCATCTTCACCTTCCATAAAAGCATCTAAATGTCTTTTTAAAGATTCACATATTTCAGTAATTGATAAACCTTTTTGCCAATTAAATGGGGCATATTTTTGGCAGCCATATTCAAGTACTTGAACCATAGGTATTAACGCTGATTGTGGAACTAAACTCCATTTTGGTTTTCCTTGATTTAACCTATCTCCTTTAGTATTTTCCATTATTCTAAGTTTATAATTAATAAATGATACCCTCTTATAAAAACTTTTTCTAAAAAAAGTGAAGCAACAATACCTTCTTTAGTATTAGAGGGTATTATAGAAATGCTTGCAGGTATAAGTAATGTCTTTTGTGGAGTTTCTGTAATATATTGTCTTAAAACAGAAAGTACATTAATACCATCAGCAACCCTATCTACATGTTGTTTTTGTAGATAGAGTATACTGAGTGTTGTTTGTTGTTGTTCAAAAATTATCATTCTTCAAAAGTTTTTTCAAAAGTTTCTAAATCTTCTTCTAATCTTGTAAGTTCTGAACAAGAAACAATAATATCATAATATTCATCATATAAAGTATCATATATTTCTTGAATATCTTCTTTGTAATGTAATTCACCAGAAGAATCTTCAATATAAATATCCTCTTCATTGATACCTAAATCTTTTTCACATTTCTCTACTAAGATTTTATGAGCAATCTCAGAAGCAGCTTGTACTACATTTATTTCCATACATTTAAATATTAAATTACTAACTTTTTCACTAAATTTTGAACATAATAAGGAGATACAACTTTTTCAAAATTAAATATCTCATCATATGTTCCAGGTGGTGTATCAAGTTCCCCTGTAATTTCTTCTAAAGGAATTGAAACACCAAAAACACTTTTAATTCGTTTTTGATAGTGTGCATATCCTTCAGGGGTTTTTTGTATTACTGAATAGGCTAATGGTCTTGTTGTTTTTAAATTAAGACAAATTAATTCCATTGTTGTGTACATTAAACTATATTTTCCTTCCACAAATAGTTTGTATTTTGTTTTAGCTTTTTCAGGTATTCTAACTACCACCATATGTTGTTTTGCATCTAAAGATGGTCCAAAACTATAATCTGTAACATATAAATGCGTAGCTCTATTCGTTAAATACTCTAAAAAAGTTTCAAATTGTTCTGGATAATATGCTGTATCAATTAAAATATAAAGATATTCTCCTATAGGATAATCTTCATCATCTAAAAGAGCATCATGTACTCCTACACCAATTTTTATTAATTTATTGAAATATTCTATAAACAATGAGTCATAGAGCTTAAAACAAGGGAGTAAATACTCCCAAGTTTTATTCTTATAAAATTTTCCTTTTTCTACTAACATAATCGTAAACAAATATCTAAAGAAAGTGTGCTATAATACTCTTTAGCTTTTGCTAATCTACTACAAAGAAAATTAATCTCCTTTTGAATGTCAACTATTAACGGGAAAGTTTTTACTCTTTGTTTTGGATTTAGAGTAAGTATCTTAGCTTGCATAGCCAGATACTTCTCTATTTCCACATCAGTTAGACCTTTCAACTCATAATCTATAAGATTATCAGGTGTTGGCATCAAGACATAATCTAAATAAGCTTCTGTTTTATCATATAAATAGCAATATGCTATTAACTGCCAATAATATTCAGAAGGTATTCCTTGTTTATTTCTATAAGTTTTCCATGATTCAGGTATTTTACAATCTCTTATAACTGTTCCATACTGAATATCACATTCTCCAGTGATAAAATCCTTTGTTACACGGTCAACATTTTTAGACATAGGAATACCATACACTTGACTTATTAAAGCTATAGCATCTTCTTCACAAGTTTTTCCTTTAACAAATTGTGGTAAGTTTTCTCTTATAGAAAAATCATAAAATCCATGCTCTTCTAACCAAAGTTCTTGCAAGTAAGTCATTGCTCCTTCAGGGAGTGGGTCTGCTTCAACTAATCTTTGGTTTTCAAGTTGTTTTATGATATCTTTTGCTAAAGTCATTACCCCTTTTGTTTGGGCTAATTGCCACACTTTATCCCTTGTATAAGATGGGTCTTTTGCAAGCATTTGTTGTTCAAGACTTTCTAATAATGCAGGGTCAAAAACAGGTCTATTAGTACATATCTTATGTACTTGTGATGCTCTTATCATTCTCTTGTTCTATTAAGTAATTCAGAAAATTCAGGACTTATAATTTTTCCAAAGTCCTCTAAAGACAAACAAACTATTTCATCGTAAGGGTTTTTCTTTCTTCCAGCCCCTATAAATTTTTTATGTATTACAATATTTGGTAAAGTGTGTTCTATATTTGTTGGTGGAAAGGTAATTTTAATAGCTTCTGCTATTTCAGATAAAATTTTACTATAATTTATACCTTTTTGTTTCCCAGCCTTTATTTGAACATTAAATGGTATATTCAATAAATCTATTTTAGCACCATCATGTAATTTACTTCCAAATCTTGATGTAACACAAAATTTAAAACCTAATTCTCTAAAGAATTTGGCATATTCACGTTCTGCATTTGAACCTTTTATTTTGTTAGTTCTCCCAACGCTTTTAGTTTTGTTTGTTTTACCTAACTCTTCAGGTAATCCCATATTTGTTATTTTTAAAAGTTTTTAAAGTTCATTTAAAACCTCATCTAAAACTTCCTTTTCAGTCATATTAATATCTGAAACAGTGTGTATAAACATATCTTCAAAATCTTTTGTGTTCCCCATAACAATTTGTATTTTGTGTATTGAACATAAAGGAATAACAACTTTTTGAAAATATGTTACTAACTTTTTATAATCAATATTTGCAAAAATTTCATTGTTTATAAAAAATTTAAAATCTTTTTCATAAAATACCTTATCCGTATATATTCTTTTAGAAGGTCTAAAACACAACATAATAAGTGGTGTGAAAGATTTTTGTACTGTAAAAGCTGAAAAATTTCCCCAACAATGCATATTATAATAACTGTAATCCCTAATTTGATGATGATAGTCCATATTAAGTTTTTCAATATCTGAGAATAAACCTTTCTTTAAAACTCTATTTACTTTTGGATATACATAAAATCTTTGGTTAGAGTCATATAAAGATAACGGATAGAAATTTTTAGTACTATGATAAATATCTGGGTAATTTAAGACTTTATAAGAATATGAACCGTACTGTACTCTATTATTTAATGTATAAATAATATCATGCTTGAAGTTAATTATTTTATTCATAATTTAAAATGATAAAGGTTCTTGTACTGCTTGTAAAGCTTTTACTTTTTCTATAGATTCAGCTTTTGAGATAGTTGTTACTTGAGCTAAGGGTATAAACACTTCATAAAAGTAAGGTACTTCTCTATAATCTATACCTTCTTCAAGATTAGCTAAATGGTTTGTAAAGAAGCTCACCATATGACTTGCTATCATTGCCCCCACATGAGATGTTTGTTGCATTGTACAATGAGTACCCATAGTAACTAAATTCTCTTCATTTAACGTAGGTTCATATAAAAGATAATTATCTTCAGTAACACAATAAATTTGAAGTAATTCCCCATCTAATCTTCCATCTATAAATATCGATTTTTTCCTATCCTCCCCACTAAAGGTATTTAATCTCTCTTTCCATAAATTAAAAAGAATTTTTCGAGCCTTAAAATTATCAAAACAAGAGAAAGTATATTGGCATATTACATATTTGTCTGTTTCAGGAGTTATTTCACCGTTTAAATAAATATCTGTTCTTAGATTTGTGGTTTCTGATATAAATGCTTCACAAGATTTTGTTTTTAAGTCATTAAGAGAATTTTTAAAGAAAAGTTGACAACCTAAATTATGAGTTTCAACTCTATCCATATCCCATAAATTTAAGCTTAATGCTTGTGCTCTTGCTAATAAAAAAGCTACATAACTTCCTATACCCCCAACACCTCCTATAGTTATATTACATTGATTTATTGCATTAAACCAATTAAAGCCTGAAAATCTAAAGTTTTCTTCCATTTTTTAATACTTCTATATAATTAGACATTTCTTTTATTAATTCTTCCATTACATATGGAAAAGACATTTTATTTTCTTTAATTACCTCTACTACACCTTCACATAATTCTATTTTTTCAGAAAGAACTTCTGTATATGAAGTTAAAGCTTCAGTAAGGTTTTTACTAAAATATGCAAGTTTTGCCTTTAAAGGCATTTCATTTAAAACAAAATCTTTAATAGATAAATACAAAGTATCAGTAAATTTTGGGCTTCTTCCAAGTAAAGCTGTAATAAAAATATCTTCTTCCATTGTTAAGGTATCTTCCTCACTATCTGAAGAATATTCAGGAGTTTTAAAATAATAGTCAGAATCTTTATATTGATTATGACTACCAATACCTTGCCCAAAGCTATGCTGATATGCAAGAAATTGTGTAGTTTTCTTCTCAGCCTCTTTAATAATTCTATCAACATTAGAGGCAAATTCATCATCTACAATTAAAGATTCATCTTCAAACTCAAAAATACAATTAAATATTGTTATTATTTCTAAAGACTGATTTTGTTGTGTTAAGGTGTAATATTTACCATTTTCATCTCTTGCCATATACTTAATCTCAGTAGTGTCTGCTTTAGCTTTTGTAGCTACTTTACCTACATAAAGATTTTTATTATCTACTGTAATAGAAAGTATTACATTACTTGTATCAGTTTGTTTTCTTAAATCATTGTAATCTGTTGAAGAAAAGAAAGAGCCTAAATTGTGATGGCTATGTATATCACCTTGTTTCCAATCAAGACGTTTATCATCTTTCATAAGATAATCAACTACTCTACTATCTGAAGTATAAGAAGTTTCACTTCCAGAATCTTTACTCATAGGTAAAATGTCTTCAAGTATATACTTACATGTTGTAATGTCTTTTATAGAACCCTCAACGGTATAAAATACTATACCACACCATTCTACTGAAGGTATTTTACCACAAATATATTTAACTTTATCACTGAAAGATTTGGGTACGAAAATTTTGATGTTGTTTTCTGTAGTATTCATCATAAATATAATTTTTTAAATTGTTAATATATGCTACTTTCCATTCAAAACTTAAATAAAAAGATTCTTTTACCCTATCCTCCTTTTGTATATTATAAGTTTGAATTTTAGGTCTTACTTTTTCACCTCTAAAATATATAAAACGATTGTCAAAGGCTAAAAAATTTTTAAAACCATTTTTAAAATCTTCTTGATAAGAATATAAAGTTTTAATTACGGTTTTTTTAGAATAAGACATTTTTAAACCATTATCAATAAAATATAAACCTTTTAAATCTTTTTCTACTAAATATTCTATAAGAAAATCTTCAAAACAATCTTTCTCTCTTATTATAAGATTATTTTTTTCAATAGTAATATCTAAATAATCAGTTATTTTTTTATCTTTAGATTTAATATATTTCATAAAAGATTTTATATCAAGAATTAAGTTTTTACTGACATTAAATGATGGGTAAAATCTTTCAGAGGAATTATTTAATTTTATTTCTTTTAAACTATTTATAGAATAATAAGTACCTTCTGTATCTTCAATAGGTAAAATTGTGTCTAAATAGAAAAAGAATATTTTTAGTTCTTCTAATTCAAAGGTTTCATTTAAATTCAACTCCGTAAGACTACTTTCAATTTCACTATGACCTAAACAAATTTTTCTTTTATTAAAATAAAAATCTTTAAAATTTCTTTCAGAATTTCGAGGAGAATGAGAGTATAAGAAACCTTTATCATATTCATAAATATCGTAACAGCCTCTAAAAAGTTGTAATGGTTGCAGTTGTATAAATTTTTCACAAAACGTAATACCTATCGAAATATATACATCTTTTATAGTTTTTCTCAAATTGTGCTTTGGTGTATATATTTCCATTGTAGGATAATATATTACAATACTTAATTGATTATTATTATCTATAAATATTTCCCAATTATTATTAAATTGGGAGATTAAAGCTGTTATAATATTATCATATTGTTTTAGTACTTTCAAAGATTCAATACCTAACTTATTTTGAAGAATTTTATTTTTATATATTCTTTTTGGAGACCTTAGAATACCACTTTTTTGTATTATCTCATGTTTTTTGTCTAAACCTTCGTGCATAATAATAATAAAAATAAAAAAGAGAGGTATTGCTACCCCCCTTTTTGTGAATACTTTATTTTACTTTATAAGATGTTTTATTAAATATTTGTCTTGATTCAATCTCAAGTTGTTCTAATTCTGTTCTATCTTTTTTCTCTTTAATATCTAAAAGTTGATTAACTTTTTGAGATAAAGTGTTTAAGATACGAGTAATTAAATTGATATCTTCTTTTTCAACCAATACTGCAGAAGAAGATGATTGAGAAATCTCTAACTCTTCTTGTTCTTTAGCTATTAAAGAAGCATAATTATTAAGAACCGCTGCTAACTGAGCTGTTGTATATTGAGTCCAATTACCATCTTTTTTTAAAGCTGCTGTGAAATCCTCACCATACGCAGCTTTAAACTTTTTTACCTCTTCACGTAGTTCTCTCATTGTTAAAGAAAAGTAATCAATACCTTTATCTGTATCTTTTACACGTAAAAAGATAAGACAGTCTTTTTCTGGCAGAGCTGCATCAGGGTGTTCATAAGAAATTTTAGTATCTCTATCAATAGCTACCATTTTGTTGAAATTAATTTCTGGGATTTGCTCAATAATTAAATCTTGCAATTCACTCCAAGTAGTTACATCTGTTTCAATAACTGTTTTTTGTTGTCCTAAAGTAGAAAATACTGTAATTTGTCTTGTATTCATAACTGTATAATTTTTAAATATTTACTTAAATTTTCATCTATGATTATCACATAGTTAGTGTATTGATTTAAAGGTATAAAAGGTAAATCCTCATCTGGGTAGTTATTTACTAAAATATGATTTGTTACATCTTTTATATACTTTTTTGTCTCTTTAGTAAAAACCCATACACAAGGTTTTACTTTTGAGATATATCTTATTATAGATATACTCAAATTTTCCCAATAATATAAATGTTCTTTATTTCTACTACTATTTGTTGTAAGAGAAATATAGAAAGTATTAGGGTTATATTCTACATCTGGAAATAGATGTACATCAATTCTATTGATGTCTTTTAAAGATTTTTTATAAAAAGAGAATATTTTGTCCTTTTCAGGATAGTACTTTTCTTTATACAGGTTATTGTAAAAGAAAGTTTTTAACGGTTCTTCATTAACTTTTTGGAGAATTAAAGGTAAAAAATCTTTAGATATATCATACATATTTTTCTAAAAATTTTAATAAATGATATTCACCTTTAATAGCAACAAGGTCAGAAGGGTCTTTTGGGTAATCTTTAGGTAAATAAATTTGTTCTGCAATTTCTGGTATAATACTGTTTAAGGATTGTACAAATACTGCCCCACCAATTAATCCTGCTTCATCATTATCAAAAAATACATATATTTTCTTAAATCTATAGCATAAAGAGAGTAATATGTCCTGAGAAGGCACTGCACCTTCCATTTGATTCCATATAGCATGTAAACCTATATTTTTTAGTACTCTATAATCTTTATATGCTTTAGTTATAAATAATGTTTCCCCCGACTCTACTAAAGATTGTATACCACCCACATCATTTTGGGTACAATTGGTTATAAAACGGTCTTTTTTTGGTCTTTTAGGAAAATAAAATTTAACCTTATTGTTTAAGAATTGTGTATAAGCATACCCTATATCATAAATTTGAAATTGTAGTGTGCCTTTTCTTGTATTGAACATTTTAATACTTTCTAAAGCAAAAACTCCATCTTCTATAAGATTGTCAGAAGATATTTTATATTGTTTCCAATACTTCTTATCTCTATAATCAAAGGGTCTTGGTAAAAAATCTAACTCTACAGGACTTCTTTTTATAATAGCAGGTTTCTCTTTTTTGATTAATTTTTTTGCAGTTCTTGTATCTAATTGTGTGTGAATATAGATAAGAGCATCATAAAGACTTCTAAGATTGAAATAAATTTTAACTGCATCAAAACAATTAATATTTTTCATTCTTGTTCCTCTAATAATAGCAGGATTACCAAAATCTACAAAACGTAATTCACCTTCAGGAGAATACTCAAACCAACAACCTGGTGTGGTGTCCTCTCTGAAGGGTGAAGTTACCTTTTTATAAACTTCTGGAATATACCCAAAAACCAATTCAAAGATTTTTTCTTCAGTTGTATACTGTAGAATATATTCTTTAGTTAGTATATTGTCAGAAGTTACAAACATATTTTACCAGCCTGAAGTTGCAGGAGTTATTTGATTCATAGGGGCTACTGCTCCTGAATCTGTATCCCCTTTTCTTTGTTGTTTTGCTTTGTTAGAATCTAAGAAGTTTTTAGATTTTGATATTGGATGAATATTTCCAGCATTATCAACATAGGATAATCCTTTATCATCTCTCACTTCTTTCCATTCTCCTACAGGTTTCACAGCAGGAACTACAAAATAACCATCTTTCATATTTTTAGGTATTTCAAGATAAGTCATTTTTGCATCTGCTTTTAAAGTCCACTGATATTGCACAAAGAAATCTACAGGAATAGTTGCATAGTTTTTAGCCACTATAGAGGTCATAATTTGTGCATATTCTGCGAAATTTTTAGGAGCTGGAGTAAGAGCTTTTATTATAGTTTCTTCTTTTACGCCTAAAGCTTTTACAAAATGTGTAATTACAGCACTTTTTTGAGCTCTTTCAATTTTAGCTATATCTTCATAACCCTCATCTGATGGTCCTATTTTTACATTATCAGCATTATAAACCTCTTTAACATCATAAATACGAGATTTAACTACCTTTCCTTCTAAAGAAGTTATTTCAATATCTATAGCATCTGCTGGAGCACCATCTGCACCTGCATTTGCATTATATTCAAATTTAGTGATAAAACCTTGATTCAATCCAAATTTTAAACTTGCAAATTCTTTACTTTTTAATGATTCATCATTATCACTTACATATCCAAACGACATAATTTTTTATATTTAATTGTTAAATAAAATTTCAGGTTGTTCTGTTTCAAATTGTTCTTCTTGTTTAAAATCAATTGGTTCTGGTTGTTCTGCTGTTGTTTGAGTTGGTTCATTACCTTGTGTCTCTGCATTTTCAAACCCTACTTCAGTAACATCTTCTTCTACTACAGAACTTTGAGCTATTTCTTCATAAGTAAATGTAGGTACTGGTTTTGATTCTACAGTATCATCAACTATTTCAAAGCTTAATGCTTTCTTAGCCTTTAATCCTCTTAATTTAGGGTGTGTAAAGAGGTTTTTAAGCTCTTTTGGTGTTAAAGAATAATGTTCTTTAATCATGTCTCGTGTATAACCTTTATCTAAAAGGTTTAAAATTTCACTAATTTTTATTTCTCTCATTGTTGTAATAATTTTTCAATTACGAATCCATAATCATTTGGAATTTTACCTTCAAAAACTCCCATAGGGCTTCTGGCAGTATTGAAACCATTGTTTTGTGTTTCCAGAAGATATTTAATATCAGAACCTTCTTTTTCTACTACCGAATAAAGAACTGTTTCTAATTTACCTTCTAATTGCATTTTATTATTAAGTTGCCCTAATGTTTTTAAACGCATTCTTTGGTCATTACCTTCTTTAAAATTTTCTATATGTCCTGTAAGAATAGCAAATCTCTCTTCTTCAAACATTCCTTTTTCTAAACCACCTTTAATATGATTAATAATATCAGAATAACTATAAGGGATTACGTGATATGGTGCAATAGGTGCATTTTTCTTTCCATACTCTTCTTTACCCCCTGTCCATACAGGATTTTTATTATCAATATTATACCAAATATTTGTTTTAGGAGGAAGTGTTCTCATACCGCTCGACTTCTTTGCATTCATAATAATTCGTTACTTTATTACCGTTATTAACTGCTTATATTCTCATATAAGAATAGACTATATCTTTATCTATAAAAGCCTTATAGATACCCCCCATTTCCATTCACTTGAATGTACTTCCTTTTGGAATAGTCGTTGAACTTTATGCGTATCAAAATTTGACTTAGCATCTTAGCTGCTGATTGTCTAATATAATCAATTTTTTACCTTCACACTTATTTTTTCAAATTATGTTGTAGTTTGATTATCTCTAAAGATATCCCAGCAATTAGAGGGGCTTCTCCTTATACATCACTGTATAAGGGGGCAATTTCTTTAAATTTATCATATTTTCGTTGTAAATATATTGTAGAATTATTATAAATAAAATCTAAAAAAGAAAAAGCTTGTTTTGAATGAAAGCTTAATGTAAAAATATTATTTCTTTGTCTAATATTCTTAATATCTAAGCCTGGTATATGTTTGTTTAAAATATATAAAAAATCTTTTGTACCTAACAAGGATACTGAAATATCTTTTTTTGATTTTGATTTATACATACTACCATCTCCATCAAAATAGCCACGAATAAAATGTCTGTGTAAAGATTCATCTAAAAACATTGGATAGGTTAATACTAAACTTTTACGAGGGATAATCCCCAAACTAAAAAATCTTTCTTTTAAATGTTGTGTGGCAAAGCTTATACGACATCTGTAATATTTTTCCCCAACTTTTTGTTTCTTAATAACTTTATCTATACAAAAATTTGAATAGGCTGCAAATTTTAGTAAGTGCTCATAATCTCTATAATTAAGAGATAATTCAAACTTACCATCATCTGAAATATAGCCATCTGCATAAATAAAGCCTAACCAATAAGCATCTTCTTCTGTTTTTATTTCTAAAAATAAATCTTCTCGACATCTTAACATGTTTTGAAAATTTTTTATTTTATAATTTATCTTTTTACAAAAATTTCTAATAGATTCTCTTGTTATGCCAAATTCTTTTTGTATTTGTAAAAAACTTTTACCATTTTCATTTTCTTTCAGTAAGAAATAAAAAATAGATTTTAGCTCTTCATCTGTAAAAATATTAGCATAATTTGTGCTCCTATTAAAGTTTTTCTTTTTTTCTAACAATATATTTATATCCATACCACTATTTTATAGTACAAATATAATACAAAAATTATATAAATCCAAATTTATTACCCGTTCCAGGACTCCCGATTATTAAAATTAACTCAAAACCCATTCTTTGAAGTTCTGTCATAAAAGTATAGAGAGAAACTGAATAATCTTTCCACTTATCGTGTCCAGGCTTACCTTTATCATACATATACTCATTCTCTTGAATTTGAGTTAAAGTATCAACTGTAATTGTTCTTATTTTTTTCATTCTTTAAATTGTTTAAAAGTTTTAACATGCCCTAACATGTTGAGTGCAAAGTGTCTTGGGGCTTCTATGTAACGAGCCTCTACAATATGTACTGTTCTTAGATTTGGATAGAGTAGATTTTGTGCTTTATCTCTAATAGTAATACCAAAATGTTTTTCAAGATTATATCTTGTATCTGTAGGATTAAATAATGTTATCACAACATTACATTCTTCAGAAATATTACCAGAATCTTTTATTTGTTCTGGAGTTATATGAATATACTCTCCCATTTGTTTCATTCTATTAGTATCAGCTAAATCCCTATTACTGTGAACAATGTTTACAAATGTATAATTACAAAGATTACGAAGAATAGTTGTAAACTCTAAATATTTATCTATATTTTCTTTAAGGGTAAAGCCTCTTTCTTTTTTCAACTTTCTTACTGTATCTGTAATTATAATTACATATTCATCAGGATTATTTGGTTTATAACCTATTCTTTTTTGTTTTAGTTCTCCCTCTTTGTTTTTATATTCTTGATATATAAATTGTCCTCTTTGAGAAGCAAATTCTGTAAGCATATTATATATACCTGTAGGATTATCAGCCTCACCAAAGAATGTCATTAAACCTTTTTTAATTTGGATTCCATTATCATCATATTCTCCAAATAAAGGTACAATTCTATTTTCATATACCTCAATCATTTTTGTTTTTACAAAAGGGTCTATAAGAATAGTTCTTTTTTCTGTGTCTTGTAACCTACCTCTTAAATATTCTGAAGAAAGATAAACCCAATTTACAATGCAACCCATTTTATCTTCATAAAATACTCCATCAGGAAGCTGAATCTTCTCAATATTGTGTTCATTATAAAGGAAATACACACAAAAATCAAATTCTTTAGAAACTCTATCCATTTCATAGGATAAATAAATCCAAGTAATATCGTAAGGAGCTTTTAACCACTGTTCATATGGACCAAGTATAAACCCTGCATCTACAAGCTGGCTTTTGCCGACTTTTGGGGCAGCAGCTATACCATAGGACATACCTCTTTGGATTCCATTAAGGGCTTGACACATATTTTCTAAACCTTCCCCCATTGAAAGACCCTTATTTCTACCTTCTTGCCCCTTTTTAAATTCCGTTTTGAAATTCATTATCTTATTATTTTATCAAGACTTCTTTCTTGTGATATTTGGTTAGTCTCTTTATATTTATCTATCCAAAAACTAAGGTCTGATATTCTATTCAATCCAACCCCTTTAAAGATAAAATAATGTGGAAGTCGTAAATATGTATGGTCATTAGTTTCTCTAATATACATTTTAGTAGCTTCTATAACATCTTCTTTTCTTATTTCAGGATTTTCAGCAAAAAATCTTTTCATTCGTATTATAGATTCTTTAACATGACCACCTTTCTCACGATTAGCTGCTGTAAATAAGGGTATATATTCTGTTTTAACCCATTCAAATGCGGTTTCAGCTCCTTCAAAAAGTGGTAATGCCCATTGTAAACCTGTTGAGGTTTGCTTAACAATACCTATACTATGAACTTTACTTTTTACTTGGTCAGATATGCAATCATTTCTAACCTTAAAGTGCAAAGATAATAAATATAAAATAGCTTCATCAAGATTTATGTTACTTTTTTTAAGTAACTCAAAGATATCTTTATTCAATAACATTTATTTTGTCTTGATTAAAAGTTTTTAAAAATTCCTGTACCCAAACTTCATCTTGAGTTCCTTTAAGACACAAAATCCATACAGTAGCTTGATAGTCAATTTGTTTTAATAATGTTCTACTTAACTTTTGGCTTGATTTACCATTATTATCAGAATCTACTTGAACAATTATTAAATTATCTACCTGTCTGTATGTATAACCAACACTTCCTGAATTTACCATAACAAGTTCAGATATTTCCATATTATTGAACATATCTAAATACTTAGTATCTGTTGTACTATTGTATAAGTATTCACTTATACTCTCAGATTGTTGGATTGAATTGCAAAAGAAAATATTTCTTTTACCTTTTAGAGTTGTTTGTAATTTCCTACAATATTGTTCTTTTTGTGGAGAATTACCAATAATTTGTGCTCTTTTTATCAAAAGAAAAGCTGGTACTTTTTGGTAAAGTTTTTCATTTTTGATATTATATACAATATCTGGAAAAGGAATAAACTTACCTATTTTAGACCCATCAGGCTTTGATATTATATACCCGACAGATTTGCCTGTATCAGATAGAATATTAAATAATTTCCCATCTTCTACCATTCTATTAAATCTTACATTTAGCTCTGCTGATATCATCCCTTTAATAGAAATTTTACCGTCTAAGTATGCAATTATACCTTTATTGTAATATTCTATTTTTTGATTGATATGCTTTACTTCTTTAGAGATATTAGGATTATATGGAATATTAACTACATTTATTCTATAGTCTGATAATACTCCATCTTCTACTGCTTCATTTATACCATAATCAATAAGAACTTCAAGATTTAACTTTTTATAGATTTCTTGCTTTTCTAAAGATTTTGTATATGTACCTGATACACCTAAAATATGTTTATAAGTTAAATTTCCATTAAGAATATTACTCATATTGATTTCTGTAACTGATTGTACCTCATCTAATATGATAGTCTCATAATGTCCTGTAATTTTAGGTAAAGAGTTATAAGTACTTATAGTTAAAATATTGGTATATTTATCAGCTTTCCATTGCTTAAACTCTGACATAATATCTCTATGTAAGTCTTTAGAGAGTATAACCCATAATATACTTTTGGGTTTATCTCTTTTAATTAAATCAATACATATTTTAGTCTTTCCAACCCTTTGAGCAACAATAAGTAGCCCATGAGGATTTTTAGATAATTTTGATTTAATTTCTTTTTGAATTTGTGTCTTTGTTTTCATTAATGACAATCTGCATAGTTTTTACCAATTTCTTTACTTATACTAATCTCTATGTTAAGTTTTAACTGATTATTTAAAATAATAACAGCCTCATCTAAACAAGCAAGAACTTCTTCTTTTAAAGCCTTTGTAGTTCTTATAAGCATTTCATCATGGTATTCTAATAAAATCTCACCTTTTCCAGATATTTTTTCTTTAACTATACGAAGTAAACAATTAAAAACATAACTACCTGTAGATTGGTTTAAGCATGAAAAAGTATCTTTTTCTGTTTTTAGATACATCCATAGTTGAGCAACAGGATTCCAAAGCCAAAGTCTTCCTTTAACTTTCTTAATGATAGTATCATTTACTACCATACGTATACCTTTATTTCTTTCCCAATAAACATCAAATAAATGTTGAGCTTCATCTAAAGTTTCAAAACGACAAATTTCCTGTATTTTAGGTGGGTACGCATTGTATGTCATTGCAAAGTTCCCTGTTTTTGCTGTATGTCGTTTTTTCTTTATAGATTTTAATCTATCTTTATCTTCTTTAGAGATATTTTCCTTTTCAAGGTCTGATAATCCTTCTATATGTTTAAAGAACTCTGCTTCTTCCTCTGTAATCATATTGGCAAGTCTTGCTATGTCAATATGTGGGTCAAATCCTGGTGTTCTTTTTTCTTTAACATACTCAGGGTCATAGAAATAAATGTAATGGTCTGCTGTAGCACTTTCAAGACCTGAAATATCCATACCAATTAAAATCTCATCATCTTCTTTAACAGAAATTAATCCTCTGATTTCTTTTCCATAAGGTTTGTCTACTGATGGAAGATTGACAATTGGTGAAGTATGTCTAAGTCTTAAAGTGTTTGTAAGACCTTTAGCTGAAGAATATACATACCCATATTTATCTAAACACTCAATAAATCCATCAATAATACCAAGTCTGTGTCTAAGCATGAAGTAACTCTCTAATTCTTGTAAAGCAGGTTCAACTTCATAAAGTTCTTTTATAGATTCACATAATCCTTGACCAAATGGTAGATTTATTTGTGGTACTTTTTCTCCTGTAGCTTTTGATATTTTAAAGGTCTGCGGTTTCCAACCTAATGAAAATAACCATTCCTTAATTTGACTGTTAGAACCTGGATTCCCTTTTTCTCTTATACTTTCTGTTGTTAAAGGTAAATTATTAGCTTTTATTATTTCTAACCACTTTTTTCCAGCTTCAGTAATAGTACCATCTTTCTTTATGAGAGTTTTAGGTTTCTTTTGAAGAATTTTTCCTGGTGGCATCAAATTAGAAACAATTTCTTGCTTTTTCTGTATCTCAAAACTTAAATTTTGTTTTGTTTTATACAGTTTTACTCTATCAACCCAAATTTTAGCTTTTTCTTGGTCTCTTAGACATTTTAATTTAAAATTAAGGTATTGTATTATCCTTGTAGAGTTATTGTCGTATATTTCATTTATAGCTTTATAAAGATGTATAAATACTTTTGTGTTTATCTCAACATCTGTGTTACACCTATGAGTATACTCTTCTATAGTTAAGTTTTTCCAATTATCTATTTGAGGCTTTAACACTTTAAAGTGTTCACCCCATGCTTCTAAACCATGTTTTTCTTCTTCACAATACATGTACCATGATAGCCCTAAAGTATCAATAATCTCTTTAGAAGATAAACATATACCTAAAATTTTCTCTAAAACAGGAATATCATATCTTATAATATTATGTCCTACTAAGACATCTTGAGAAGAAATAAAATTAGCTATTTCTGTGTAATCATAGAGATTTCCTTTTATAGGTTCTTTATCCTTTTCTAATATCGCATAGCTTAATACGTGTATCTTAGATACTTCATCTAATAATCCATCAGTTTCAATATCAAATACACAGAAACTCATACTAAAACTTTTTAATATTAGCTATATGTATATTGTTATAGAATTTACCATTTTTCTCACTTCCCTCAAAGGAAAATGCAATTTGTACTCTATCACCAATTCTAATAGCCTCTAATTCAAGAATTTTTATGTTTTCATTTCTTATTTCAGGGTAAAACACCTGACCATCTTCTGTTTTTATTGTTAAGGTTTTTTTATAAAGAGTTCCTTTCTCTTTTTGATAGGTTTGAAGTTCACTTATGTGTGTAACTTGACCTAAAATAATTAAATAATTCCGTTGCATACAATAATTTTTAAAGAGTTATCCCCATTTTTCAAAATAACCACGTTTTTCATAATCACCTATAACTAATTTACTCCTAATTTCTAAGCATTCTCTTTTATTATATAATAAAGATAAAGATTTAAGTCCTTCAACTGTAGGGTTTTGATTATAAGTTTTTTCTTCTTGTTCTATTTTGATATTAAGGTTTTGTAAGGCTTCTTGATTTACAAGAACATATTTCTTATCCCTAAAAGCACATACTGAAGTGTTATCACTTTTCATTTTTATTATTTGTTTTTTAAAGATAAAATTTAAGAAAAAGAGAAATACATAAGCATTTCTCTTTTTAAATATCTACTATTCTTGTTTTCCGTCAAGTTTAGTAATATAGTTTTCATATATAGCTATATTTTTTTCTTGAGCAGCAATATCTTTATCTGCTTTTTCTTTTAAGCTACTGATTTTATTTTCAATACTTTCAACTGCTGCTAAGTTATTAGCAATATTTTGTTCAAAAGATATTTGGAAGTTTTTACGACTTTGTCTGTCTTTAATTGCATCTGGGTCAACAGAATAATAAGAACTTTCTAAAGCTTCTTTAGCTTCTACTAATTGAATGTTAAGTTCAAACAATTCATCTTCCAATTTAGATTTAATTGTTTCTATGTTTCGTTGGCAAATTTTAACTTTTTGCCCCCAATCACGAATACATTCTTTTTTGAAGTCTTTTAAGTTTGCTTCATCACCACCATTAAAAACAGCTAATACTTTTTGAATCCAGGTTTCTCTTGAATTTGACATAATATTTAATTTTAATTATTAATAAATAATTTTAATATTTTAATTCTTCTACTTGTGGGAAATACTTAGTTCTTTCCACGTTAATAAATTCAGTAGGCTTAGGTAACAGAGTTACAGTTTGCAAAGGTATGAAACTTTCTGTTGGTGTGCAAGGGTTTTTAAATATTATTTCTTCTTCTTTATCAGCTTCTTTAATATTTATACCACCCTTATAAAAATCATATAAAGGAGTTTTTGCTTTTAATTCCTCTATCCATTCAGATATTTCTTTTAAGGTTTTAAAATGTGGCATTATGTTCCACTTACCTTTTTCTAACCCAAACATATCAAGAAATTTCTTTACGTTTTCATTACTGTGTTTTAAATCTCTAAAATATAAGTAATACCCTGATATAGATGACCTAATATAAAAAGACACATTATGAATTACTACCTCGTCATTTACTTCATAAACCTTTTTTGAAGGGCAAGATTTGGATAAAGGCTGAAAAGGGGTAGTATCTTTAGGAAGAGGGATTAAATCTTTAGGATTATAACCATTGGTATGATTTTCACCCCATTTTACTACAATACCACATGAGACATATGATGTAATATTTTCTACAATACCAACATTGCCTTTAGACTGATTACCCCATCTTTGTAGCCCTTCTTCTGATAAAACAACCTTATCACCAATATTTAATGTGTGTTCCATTTTTTCAGATGTTTCTTTTACTTCAGGAATTTTTTGAAAACACTCTGGGTATTGTTCTATGTAAATAACATAACCCCCTTCACATACTGCACAAATATACGGCTTTTCAGTAGATTCTGTAAATCCTACTATTGTTAAGGTATCATTTAGTGTATAACTTTTTTTCCATAAAATATGGGTAGTGTCGTTACCACCGCTTTCTACACACAAAATCTTATCACCTATCTTCCAACCCCCAAATGAGGTCATTAAGGCTGGTATGGTTTCTTTTGGTAAATCTTCTTCTGTTTCTTGATACTTTTTGATTTCTTCTTCAGTAGCTTTTCTTAGCAATAGATATGAAGTAAAGGGGTTGTTCAATCCATTTTTTGGTATGGTTGTAACCCATCCATTCTCATAAAAAGTCTTGCCAGCATAGAAACAAAAATCATAATTATTAGAATTTTTGCGTAATTTGAATGTCATTCCTGGACACATATTTCTACCCCAAACTTCTGATTTACCATTACATGTTTGAACTAAAACTACATAATCATCTGTTTTAAAATCATTCATAGTTTGAAGAACTCCATGAGTTTTATAATAGTCTATTTCAAATTGTAATGATGGGTATTGAAAATAAGCTACTACTGAATCACAATAACCGTAATAAGAACCTTTACTGACACCACCTTCTTTATGATAATCTTCTAAAGACACAAAATATCCTTCCTCATTCTCATATCCTATAGTTTTAGTACCTGAGTGCCACACTCTTGTGTAATATTTTATAGAAGGTTTGATATCTAATGTACTTTCTGTTAAAATATTAGCCCATTTTCCATTATAAAATATAGTTTGATTATAAGCCAAACCATTTCTTTTCGTGTCCCAAATCATTTCATCAGGGTTTTCTAAATAAACATTTTCACCACGCAGTACAAACTTTTGGTCTTCACTAACATAAAATTGAGCCTCTTTTTCTACAGTCCCGTTATCCATATGTACTGGATAGTATTTTGTACCTACAGGATATCTTTTTTTAGCTGCTATTATAAGAGGGTGTTCTTCCTCTTCTTTTTTAGAAATTATTTCAACTGATGTAGAAACAGCATCTTCAAGATAAGTGTTTATTTCAGCCCACTTACCTTCGTAAAAAAAATAACCCTCATAGTTATTATCTAAATCACCATAACCTGTAACAAATGCTTTTTCTAAATGACAATTATGAATATAGTGAGAAGAATAAGCACTTTTAATTGTTTTTGCATTTGAAAATCTTTTTGTTGCCTCTTTTTTTAAAAGGTCTACAAGTTTTTCTTCTTCAGGTGGGTTATCTATTAATGTCCATTTTTTAGGGTTATTGCAAAGTAAACTATCATACCATATATTATCAATAAAACCTGGACCACCCTTTTCATCTATTTTGTAGATAAATTGTGTTTCACTCTTATTTTTATACCATTTTTTAAGTTCCATATTTTTTTATTTTTAAAGACATTTTACCTATTTTTAAAGTATCATTTAGAGGAGTTAAGAAGTCTATCCTTTTCTGATATCGCTTATTCATTACATCTTTAATAATCCATAATCCATTCACATTAGTATTGTTTGAATGAACTTCTATGGTATCATTAAAATTATAATATTCTAATAAATCTCTGGATATTGCTACCCATCGGAGTTGATAGTTTTTTAGAGCTACTGTATCTATAAAAGACATATTAGCTGTATATAGACAATCTATATTAGTTTGTTCTACTACAGGATTATAGTATGTACCTATAACATAGTGTTCTTCTATAGAAGCTATTGAATCTTTTTCCCACATTAATTCAAATAGGTCATTTCTTAACATCTCTTTTTCTTCAATATCTTTTATATGTTGATGCATAAAAGCTATTAAAGTTAAAGATAATATTATAATAAGTAACCATCTCATAACAAAGCAAGTGTTAAAAGTCCAATAACTCCTGCTGAAACTAATAAAGCTAAAAAAGATATAGCTAAAAATAATTGTATTTTCTCTATTTTAGAGAACTTTGTAATTGGTTTTTGTAGATAACCATTTCTAAATACTTTCATTGTGTGATTTTTTATAAAGGGTTAATAATAATTTATCTAAAATTTCCCATAATTCATCTTCTGTCTTACAGTTTAAGTCTTTTAATTGATTATCACTATAAGTAATAATCAATTCTAATAGTTTTGTTTTCATTGTTTTTCAGCCATTTAGCGTATAAGTCATACATATATGGTAGTTAGCAAACATTTAATTCATCTTATGATAAAGGTCTGAACTAACATATCTTTTTTGTTCTTCTATATCATCGGTACTCCAACCACCAGTCCCAATATGTGAAACCGAAAAATCATAAATACCATTTCTTGTACGGCATTTTACCCAAATTAAATTAGTGCATTTAGGGTGGTTGTACTTTATCATTTCAATATCTTGTAATAAAATATCTCTCCCCCAATCTCTTTTTAATATATGTTCAAGAACAAAACGTTCTCCGTCTGTTGTAATACCTAATTTTTTAATATAAGCATCTAATTGTTTTTGTTGTGTTTTGTTTATTTGTGTATAATGAATCATAATAAAAACGTTTGCTAACAAGGTATATATGCAATACCCTATTAAGGTTTGTACTAAATTTGACAGTTTTGTGC